GCGGGCCCGCGACGCCCGTGGGTACTACACCGCGTCGGTGCTGGCTCGCGAGTTGAACGTGCCGGTGAGCCGCGTTCTGGAGGCGATCCATGAAGGGCGCCTGGTCGCGCACCGCCTGCCGGGCCGGCCGTACTACCAGATCGATCCAGCCAGCGTTGAGGCTGCACGAGAGGAACTGACAACCCGCATTATCGGTTGACAGTCCTGCCGGATGGCGGTAGATTTTGCCCAACAGGGCGGCGCCGCCAGAAGGAGGACTTGTGAGCGTTCAGACCAAGATCCGCGGGATGGACGTTGGCTTCAGCCGGCAGGAGCAGGAGGAGATGCTGTCCCTCGTCGCCTCTCTCCTTGAGTCCGGTTACCTGATGTGGGGCGACATGCAGGACCAGCTGAGCGCCGGATTCCGCGAGCTCACCGGCCGCGAACACGCCGTCACGCTCAACAGCAACACATCTATCCAGGAGATCGTCTTCGCGCACCTCCAGCCCGAACGGGTCGCGTTCATCGGGAACCAGTTCCCATCTCCCATCTTCGCCGCCATGCGGCAAGGTGCGAAGCCGACCTGGGTCGACATCGATCCGCTGACGATGGCGCCAAGCGTAGAACAGTTGGCGGCTGCGCTGCCGTTCCAGGTCCTCGTGCTGCAGGAGACGGCCGGCTTCGTGCCGAGGAACATCAAGGAGATCGCGCAGTGGTGCCGCGACGCGGGCGTGTTCCTGCTGGAGGACGCGGCGCAGTGTGTCGGAGCGGTAGGTGGCGACGGTCCGGCTGGCTCCGTCGGCGGTTGTGGCGTGTTCAGCTTGAGTGGCACGAAGCCGATGACGTCCGGCGGCCAGGGCGGGATGCTCGTGACCGACGACGCCGAGCTGGCGCAGTTCGTGTTCGAGATGAAGAACTACGGCCGGACCGGAATGTTCCAGGCCGGAGTCTTCGCCCGCCGCGGCTGGAACGTCCACATGACGGAGCTCCAGGCGGCAATTGGCGTTGTGGCGCTTCGCCACCTCGCTGAGCGTACCGCCGAGCGGGCCACGTTTGCGGCCGTCTATGACGACGCGTTCGCGGGCCGCCTGCAGATGTGTGGCGGCCGTGCCGGGTCGCCGACCTGGTATAAGTACCCGGTGTTGCTGCCGGGCGGGCGGACGCGCGCCTCCCTGAGAGAGGCGCTGGCGGCCGAGCAGATCGAACTCAGCTCAAGTGTGTACGATGAGCCGTCCTACATGTTGCCATGCTTCGACGGCGCGTTCTCAGATCTCGTGCTGCCGGGCGTCGAGGAGTTCTGCGAGCGGCACGCCTGCTTGCCCTGTCACCACAAGATGAACGTCGATGACGCGAACCGTGTCGTTGGGGCCGTGGGGTCGTGGCTGGGCCAGCCTTGAAGATCTTGGTCACTGGTGGGGCAGGCTTCATCGGTGGCCGGTTGGTGCGTCGGCTCAAGGCGTTGAAGCACGACGTGCTCGCCCTGGACCTCCGGCAGGACGAGACGGGTGAGGTGCACCTAGCGGACGTCCGCGAGAGCGACGAGGTGGCGGCGGCCCTGGGATCACTGGACGGTGCGGATGTCGTCTTCCACCTGGCCGGCCCGGTCGTCGAGATGGTCCGCAAGAACCTGCAGGCCGGCCTGGACCTGCAGCTGCGCGGCACCCTTGCCGTGCTGGAGGCTTGCAGGGAGCATCCCCGTCCCCGGCCCAAGGTGATCCTGGCATCCTCGTTCTACGTGTACGCGGATGGGTCGCCGGCGGAGGCCGTGGTCAACGAGGCGACGTCGCTGGACCTACTGAACCTGGAGCCTTTCGGCGCGGCGAAGCTGATGGCGGAGCGGGTAGTGCGCGCGTACTCGGAAACATACGGTTTGCGCTACGTCAACCTGCGGTTCGGGTCGGCGTATGGTTACGGTGACTGCAGCAACGTCATCAAGAGCTTCCTTGAGACAGGTCGGCGCGGCGACGTTCTGGAACTGTGGGGCCAGGGGCGCCGACAGAATCAATACACGTACGTCGACGATATCGTGGAAGGCTGCGTGCTCGCCCTGGAGCTTGAGGACACGACCATCAACTTGATCTCGGAGACCGAGACCACGACTGGCGAGCTGGCTCTAATGCTCCGTGAAATGTACGGCTTCGAAGTCGTGTTCGACACCCAGAAGGCTGAGGGCTCGAGCATGCCGCGGATGGTGTCGCTAAGCCGAAGGCGAGGATTGTCGTGGAGCAGCAGGCCACTGACCGAGGGGATCAAGGCGACCGTCGCAGAGATGGCGCAGGCGGCATCCGCGCCCTCCTAATCCCGCAGATCACGCACGAGCTCGTCGCGGAGAGCGATTTCGGCGCCTACCGTGAAGCGGTTGAGATGCTGTCCGCTCGCCGCGCCTCCTTTTTCTATCTCTGGGCCCGCCGGCACGATGCGGCCGCAGCCCGTCTGTACGGCAATCTTGAAGTGTTCGCGGAGGCGATGGATTTTCACACGTTCTACCAACAGGCGGTGTCGATCACCGGCCGCCTCTGGGAGCTGTTCAACCGGATCAGCGGTCCGTATCCGGTAGATGTTGTGTTCACCAGTCGCGCCGGCGCAGTGCCAGCCCTGATTCTCGGTCTCGCTACCGACCCAACCAGGCCAGTGCCCTGCGTGCTTATGGAGCCACGCGTCTACGCACCCGGGGCGATCAGCCATCAGACCGTGACGGAGCTGGACGCCGGTGCCAGGGCTCTCGGGTACGCCATGGCGGTGTGCGTGTACTTGAGCGACTGGGAGCGTGACGAGGCGATCCGATGCGTTTCGATGTGGCTGTCAGCGGCAGCTGTCAAGAGAGCTGAGGACAACGCGTTCGTCGTCCCATCCGTCATCGACGTGCCGGAGATCGAGCCGGTGACCAGCGGCCGCAAGCGGATCCTGTTTACAGGGCGCATCAACGCCAACAAGCGAGTGGCGGATCTGTTGACGTCATACGCGCTCGTCGCCCAGGCACGGAGCGATGTTGAGGTTTGGGTTCATGCTGGCACCGGTGCTTTCAAGAAGCTGGACGCCAAGGATAATCGCTGGCACCGCACGTCAGAGCGGTTCCCGCTGCGAGAGCAATATCACCAGCTGCTCGCCGGGACGTCTGTCGCTGCGTACGCGTCCCATGATGAGGGCGTCAACGCCACCGTCCTGGAGCTGCTTGCCGCTGGAGTGCCGATGGCGTTGCCGCGCCGCCCCTGGGTGATGAAGCTGTTCGCGCCGATCGAGTACCCCTTCACGTACGCCAGGTTCGAAGAGCTGCCGTCATTGCTGGACTGGTTGCTCGACAACCGGGATGAGGCTAAGCGGGATCTGACGCCTGTGCGCGAGCTGATCCGTGATCGGCACGGTCGGGTGGCATGGGCGGCTGGTTGGGATCGGGTGATAGGTGCCGTCGACGACTGGAATGCCAGGAACAAGCTGCAGCCGCTGGACGTGTTCTGTAGACTGACGCAGGCGTTGCTGAAGAATGGGCCTGTTAGCTTCCCGACTGCCCTGAAGGCTACCGGCGCGACGAAGGCGCCGCCATACCGCCGCTTCGTGCAGTCGAACTATGCCGCGTATCTGGCCGTGCGCCAGTGGGACGACTACAGCAGCGCTCAGCCGCGGCTGGTAGAATAGCCGCATGGAAGACTGCAACGTGATTCTTCTGGGAGCACCCGACCGGTCGCACCTGCTGCGGTTCCTGGGCGACATGCACGTGAAGGTGGCCGGTCAGCCACTCGTGATCGGGTCCGACGGGCCGATGGTCGTCGTGTGGCCGGCCTGGCGGCCGGCGCTGCAGCAGCTGGAACTCGAGTGCTGCGGCCGGCTGACGTTCTGGTCGCTGGAGCAGATCCCGCTGGAGAGTCTGAGCTGCCGCCACGGGAACTACTGGATACGGTACTTCTGATGGCCCGCAGGAAGTCCAACGCGTTGGACGGCGCAACGCCGGAGCTGCCGGCCCTGCCGATCGACGCCTGCCAGCCGTCGCACTGGAACCCGAACACCGAGGACCTGGCGACGTTCAACGAGCTGGTGGAGGAGATCAAGAAGAACGGTTTCAATGAGAACATCGTGGTGGTCCGGAACGAAGACGGGATCACCTTCACCATCATCGCAGGGGAACATCGCTGGAAGGCCGCGAAGCTGGCCGGCCTGACGGAGATCCCGGCCGTGATCAAGGAAGGCTGGGACGAGGACCGCCAGAAGATTCAGACGGTGCGGATGAACGTGCTGCGTGGCCGACTGGACGGGCCGAAGTTTGCGGCGCTGTGGAACAGCATGGAGCGGAAGTACGGCCGCACGGCGCTGATGAAGCTCATGGGGATGGCGCACCGCGAGAAGGAAGTGGAGCGGCTTCTCGGGCAGGTCAAGCGTTCGATGCCGAAGGAGATGGCGGACGAGCTGGAGAAGCGGGCGTCGAAGATCCGCAACGTGGAGGACCTCGCGGCCGTTATCCAGAGCCTGTACGCGCAGTTCGGCGCCACGCTGCAGCAGTCGTGGGTCGTGTTCACGTTCGGGGGCCGGCCGCACCTGATGGTCCAGCTCACGAAGGAGAACCTGCAGAAGCTGAAGGGCACGCTGGCGGCGATGGGGGAGCGCGGCGAGAACGCGAACGAGCTGATCGCCCGGGCGCTGACGCTGGCGGCCCAGGAATCGGGCCCGGCGTGACGGCGGAGCTGCGGTACTGCCCGCGCTGCCGCGGGATGGTGCTGCAGCAACAGCGCGTGGTTGCCCGGCGCCGTGGCGTTGAGAAGATCGAGTGGACCTGCTAGGTGTGCGGTACGCTGACGGCGCGGGCCGTGCGCCCGACCGGCTAGTGACGTTCCGCCGTTGGCGTGCTATGATTCTTGAACCATGAACAAGACCGGCATCGAATGGCTGCCGATGGACCTGGCGTTGGCGTCTGGGCGCAGCCGGAGCCCGACCCGGCGGTGGTGCGGCGATGATTGACCGGGTGCAACACATCTACTGCACACGCCGTAGAACTTTCTGCGGGCTTGGACTGTCCCCCTTCTACCCGACTGTTACACCTGAGATAGCTACATGCAAAACCTGTATACGAGCCTATGCCTACTGGCTGCAAAAGAGGCGGCGGTGAGCCCCCGCCTGGCGGTGCTGCCGTGAGCGAGCAGAGCGCGATCGAATGGACGAACGCCACTTGGAACTGGGCGACCGGCTGCACGAAAGTCAGTCCTGGCTGTGCGAACTGCTACATCGAGCGGACGCCCCCGTTCCGCATCGCCGGTAGGCGTTTCGAGCGTGGCCGTATCCCGGTCATCCTGCACCCTGAGCGCCTTGACGCCCCGCTGCGCTGGACGAAGCCGCGGATGGTGTTCACGCTGTCGCTGGGCGATGTCTTCCACGAGGACATCCCGTTCGAGTTCCTGGAACGGGTGTGGCGCGTGATGAACGATGCCCCGCAGCACACGTTTCAGGTCCTGACGAAGAGGCCGGAGCGGATGCTGGAGTTCTATCAGTGGATGGAGGCGAAGCATCTGCCGCAGCTGCCCGGCGCGATGGCCGCCGGCACGTGGCCCCTGCCGAATGTCTGGGCGATGACCTCCGTGGAGAACCAGTATTGGGCGGACCGGCGCATCCCGGCGATCCTGCGTGTGCCCGCCGCCGTTCACGGTCTGTCCTGCGAGCCGCTGCTGGGGCCGCTGGACGTGACGCCGTGGCTGCATATCGATTGTCCAACAGCCGGGTGCAGGCCGCCGCAGACTGGGCGCTGCGCTCCCGGCATCGACTGGGTGATCGTGGGCGGAGAGAGCGGGCCGGGCAGCGACAGGCGGAAGCTGGTCGAGCGCACGCCTGACGCCGTCCAGTTCGTCCACGGACAGACGATTTGCACCTCCGCGACTTGCCACTTGTTTGCTTCCTACATGCCAAACCCGAACTACGAACGAAAGAACCACAAGTGGCATCCCAAGCAAGAGGCGCTGGAGTGGGTGCGCTCGCTTCAGCGGCAGTGCCAAGCGGCGGGCGGGCCGTTCTTCTTCAAGCAGTGGGGCGGTCGGCTTCCCACGTCCGGCGGGCGGCTGTTGGACGGCCGCGAATGGAACGAGATGCCGCTTCGGGAGGCGGTCGCAGATGGCGCACAATGAGGCGTGGTACGAGCGCCAGTATGACGGGCACAACCGGAGGCCCGGCGGTGTCACCAGCGGCAAGCGGTTGCGGCACTGGTTCGCTCGGCGCGTCTGGCGCTGGATCTGGCGCGTGAGGGTCCGGCGCCGCGAGGTGTAGGATGGAGGTCGGCATCGAGGTGGTCGTTACGCTCGGCCTCGAACACGCGCTGCGGCAGTTCAAGCGCAAGGTGGACAACGCTGGCCTGATGCCGGAGATCAAGCGCCGCGCCCGGTTCACGAGCCGCACGGAGGTCCGGCGCCGCAGGCTGAGGGAACGCAAGCGGAAAGAACGAAAGAAGTCGGTGCCGTGCCGGTCCTGATAGACCGAGAGCCTCTGCCTGGCGCCTGGGGATCGGGGCTTTATCGGGTCACGCTGGCCGCGGACAATGACGGGATGGCTCGTGGCGTCGGGCTGATCGGAGGCCCTTGGCCACCAGCTTTCTTCAGAGCGACCAATCCGTCCAGTGTGGGCCAGGTGCAGAAGCAGCTCGCGCCGCCGCCGGCCAGTTCCTACACCGTCCGGAACTATCTCGTCAGTTTCGACACCTCGATGCTAAACCCAGACTTGCACGCGGTGCTGTCGGCCGAGTTGATGGTCGATACGATCTCAAGCGGTTACGCGAATGTCGACGGCCGCTCGGTAGATTGCGATTCTCGGTACTGGGGTAGCTTGGTGGATTCCGGCGACTACGTTGCGCCGGACCAGCCCGGAGCGGACGGTTCTGTCCCGCTGGCCTCTGTAGCGCCCGATATCGAACTCCGACAGGAGGACCTGCTGTTCTCGGTGCGCCCCCGCTCGATCTATCTTGGAGGAGTCAGCCAGTTCCGTCTGACGATTTCGGGCGATGCGCCGGTCGGCGCCAACAGCATCAGGCTAGTTGATATAAAGGCGGCCGGGTCTTTGCTGGCGGCTCGTCCGCGTCTTGCCGTCGTGCTCGCCCCCTGCAATGATGGTCACTAGTCCGGACGTCGGCGAAGCGCTCATCGATAGGATCGTCGACTGCCCTCGCTGCATCGGTGGCCAGCTGGTCAAGGATGGCCTTGACACGATGTGCATGTCGTGCGGCGCCCGGCATGTGGTCTACAGCGGCTTGCGCGGCGAGGCAGAGTCGCCGGAAACTGCCGGGGCCGCCTGTGCGCACCACTGGCTGATTGACGAGGCCGGCCTGGGCCGGTGTAAGCTGTGCCCTGCGACGCGGGAGTTCAAGGTCATGGTCCAGTTGAGCTTGACCCAGCGCTGGTGCCCGGAGTGCCGCGAGTGGGTGGTGCCGGGCCCGCCGATCGGCGGCCGATCACGGAGCGGATCGTCGACGCCGAGGCTCGCCGAGCTGTTCGGCTGCCCGCGGTGCGGCGCACTGACGAAGGAGAAGGAAGCATGAAAGCTGGTACCGTGTTCGTCGCGATCTGCCTGGCTTCGCTGTTCCTGCCGCTGGTGATCGGCCGCTGGTGGACGGTGGCGCTGCTGGCGGTGTCGTTCCCACCACTCGCGTGGTGCATGTGGAAGGAGCTGTCCTGATGAGCCAAGCGAAGCATCCGCTGAGGGTTAGGTCCGCGCCCAGGATGGAGAGCCCGCCGATCTGTCGGCAGTGCCGGTCGACCTCGTTCATGGCCCGCTGCTTCGTGCATGACGGCTGGCGCTGCGACCGCTGCGATATCTGCTTCGTGGGCGGGCCGCCGGAGTCCAATGATTGAGGCAGCGCTCGTCGCCGCCGGCGTTTTGGTGTGGCTGGCCTGCGGGTACATCGTCGCGGCCGCCTCACTTGCTTACTTTCAACGCGAATACCCGTTCATAGCACGCGCGGAGGTCAAGAGCGATTGGCGTTTCGGGCTGGTGATGGGATGCTTTGGGCCATTCACCCTGGTGTCCGGCTTTTGGGTCACGGGTTGGTTCAAGCACGGCTTCATTTGGTCATGGCCGCGGTATCGCCCGTCCAACGTGTTGGACGGCGAAAGGGACAAGGGCTTGACGTTATGACGGACCAGGAGCCTGCCGGCCCCGGCGCCATCGTGCTCCGGCACCCGCTGCAGGAGGAGATCCACGAGATGGTGGTGTCGGGCTTCAGCCCGCAGTCGATCCACTCGCTGCTGTCGCACCAGTACCGCATCGCGATCGAGCTCGAGGAGATACCGCCGCTGCCGAGCTACAGGGCGATCTACCGCTACCGGGACGAGCACGTCAGCGACGCCGAGATCCTACCGACGCGACAGCTGACGAAGCGCCTGCAGGGCGCGCAGGCCCGCATCGACCTGATGCAGCGGCTGCAGGACCTGTTCGTCGACGCCGAGAACCGGTACTCGCTGGCTCGTGATACCGAGGAGGGCCTGAAGCTGCCGCTGCCGGGTACGGACAAGGCTCTGGAGTCGCTCCTACACATAGCCGAGCAGATCTGGAAGGTCGGGCAGGACCTCGGGTTGTACCCGCGGAGCCACACGCCGCTGGTGCAGGTGGGAGTGGGAGTTGGCGTCCGCCCTGGCCGCACGGTGATCCTGCAGGTCGGGGAGGGCCCGCCGCGCGTCGTCGACTTGATGGATCCGGAGAGCGTGAAGGCGCTGAGCCTCGATGAGCTGCGGGTTCTGCACCGTCTGCTCGAGGATGAAGTGATCGAGGCCGAGGTGATAACGGAGGCTAGCGGTGGCTGAGATGCGGACGCTGGTACAGGTGCAGGAGGGTCTTTGGCATGAGCAAGCTGCGGTCGATGCAGGGCGCGATCAGCACCCGCGGCTTCCTCATGCTTACGCGAACGGCTTTCTTCGGGGGCTGGCGCTGGCCATCAATGAGCCGGAGTACGCGCTTGCCCTGTGGCTCGACCAAGCACGGCACATGGCCGACGAGTCGTTCTTCCGGCAGTTCCATGCCGGGAAGGCTTCTGAAGTGACGAAGCAATGGCCGATGGTGGACGATGCCTGAGCCGTCGGACTCGTGTCCCGCGTGTGGCCACACGATAGCAGCCGTTTCCGGCCGCGCTGAGGGATTGCTTCGGGAAGGTGGACCAAAGTTCCGGCCCGTCGGTTGCACGAAGTCGGAGCTGTTCACGAGGGACGAGGTGGCCGTTCTGCAGCTGACGCGCCAGGTCTGGGAGGCGTTCACGAAGCTGCCGAGCATGAGCCTGTCGGAGCCGCCTGGGTTTGTCGCCGCCGTTCACCGCATCCAGGACATGATCACGGCGCGCCCGATGTACCGCGTCCTGGCGGCTGAGCGCGATGCTCAGGAGCAGGCGCGGAAGAGCAGGAATGGCGGCCGGGAGCCCTAGTTGCGGCTCTCGCCCAAGCTTGAGCGGCTAGCTCGGGCTGCCAGCGCCGAGCTGGAGCGACTCGAGCGTGAACAGCAGGCGCGCGCCGACCTCGACCCTGTCGTCTGGGCGCACCAGAACTTCGTACTGCCGGACACGCGCCGGCCCATCGAGCTGCGGCCGCACCAGCAGGCCGTAACCCGGTACGCGCTCCGCCGTGTCAAGAAGGACGATCCGCGGATCAAGACGTTTCCGTCGCTTGCCGGCCGGGTAGGCCGCTTCCCCTTCGCCTCGCTGATCTACAGCACGCCGAAGAAGGGCGGAAAGACGACGTGGGCGTCGATTGTGGGACGCTTCATCGCGGAGACGCAGAGCCGCCTTGGCGAGGCGTACTGCATGGGCAACGACTTCCGCCAGGCGACCGAGCGCCACTTCAAGTTCATCGGCGACTCGTTGAAGGAGACGCCGGGCGCCAAGCGGAAGAGCGGCGACGACTGGGTGCTGCCCGACCGCTGCCAGCTCCACAAGACGTACATCGAGTTCCTGCAGTCCGGTACGATCCTGCGGCCGGTCTCCGTCGACGCGCCTGGTGAGGCCGGCGCCAACCCGGACGTCACCCTCTGGACTGAGATCTGGGCGATCATCCTGCCGGCGCACGTGAAGTTCTGGGTCGAGATGACACCGCCGCCGACGAAGCCGGACTCGATGCGGGTGATCGACACGTATGCCGGCTACGAGGGCGAGAGCAAGGTGCTCGAGGAGCTGTACTTCCTGGGCAAGGACGGGCGCCAGCTGACGGCCGGTGAGCTGGCCGAGGCGACTGACACGCCGCTGGACGCGTTCGAGGAGACGCAGGGCGATCCGAAGGCGCTGGTGCCGATCTGGGTGAACGAGGGTGCCCGGCTGTTCATGTACTGGGACTCGGGCCTGGTGGCGCGCCGGATGCCTTGGCAGCGCGGCGCCGACGCCGCCGCGTACTACCGCGAGGAAGAGAAGATCCTGCCGCCGAACGAGTACCGGCGGCTGCATCTGAACGAGTGGGTTGGCAGCGAGTCGGAGTTCGTGCCGATCGCGATGTGGGACATGTGCCGCGAGGAGCACGTGAAGGCGCTGCAGCCCGGAGACCGGACGCCGATCGTCCTCGCCGTGGACGCCGGCACGACGAGCGACAACTTCGGGATCGTCGCGGTCTGTCGCTGCCCGCTGAATCCGGATGACTGGGTGGACGTCCGGGCGGTCCGGAAGTGGGAGCCTCCGCCAGGCGGCGCCATCGACTACTCACAGCCCGAGGCGTTCCTGCGGATGCTGATCCTGGGCGGCTGCCCGATGGGCCATCCGCTGACGCCGCGGCGCGACGCGCTCGATGAGCGGTTCAGCGAGAAGGGCGAGGATGGCCAGTTCGCGTGTCCATCGTGTCAGCAGGGCGTCCGCATCCCGGCGTTCAACGTGGTTAGCGCGGCGTTCGATTCGCACCAGCTGGTCGATATGATGCAGCGGCTCCGGCGCGAGAATATCGTGTACGTGAAGGATTTCGACCAGGGCGCGCTGCGTCTCAAGGCGGACCGGTCGCTGTACAACATGATCGTGAACCGGGAGATCCACCACGACGGCAACGAGGCTGTCCGGGAGCACATCCAGAACGCGAAGGCGAAGCTGCAGAAGGACGAGGACTCGAAGCTCCGGCTGGTGAAGAAGGCGCAGGACCGGAAGATCGATCTGGCTGTCTGTCTGTCGATGGCGGCTTACTGGTGCCGGCGCCAGCTGTTATAATGCGCGTGGAGACGGCCTTGTCGCGGCCTCCGACTTGCTGCAAGAACGCCCCGACGTAATGCCGGGGCGTTCTTGTGTGCCTGAGCACTTCCCTGCTTCGAAGAGAACCTCACCAGCATAGCCCGCGCAGCCTCGGAAGTCCATCGATTGTTGCGCGCCTTGGCCGCCGTGGTGTATGTTGGACGGTTCTGATGAGCCGATGCCACGTTCAGTCTGCGAGGTCTGCCATGAGAATGGCTGCAACGAGGGGCGGACCGTGTGCTACCGTTGCCGCTCCGGCTCCCACCGGCTCCAGGCTGCGTGCGCGGACGTCGAGTCGCAGTTGGAGCACTGGCGGCGCGTGAGAGATAGCAGCCACGACAACAGGACTCTCCAGTTCGTCGCGTTGACTTACGTGGACGTGCTGCTCCGGGTGCAGAAGCGGTTGCTGCAATGACGGAGGGCAACGGCGGGCCTGGTCAGGGGAGCGGCGCGAGGGAGTTCGACCTGCCTGCCGCCATGGCCGGCAGCGTCGTCGATACGCCGGTAGCGCCACTGCCCGGCGCCTCCCCGATTGTCCAGTCCGGCATCATCATGCTGGTCGCCAACGCGGCCGACGACATGATCCAGTGGGGCCGGCAGTCGAAGATGCGCGACGGCCAGCTGCGAGACTTCATCCCGACGGAGAGCCTGTTCGCTTCGGCGCTCGGCATCGTGGCGGTCCGCAACGCGGCCTTCAGCTGGGAGGTTGAGGGGCCGAAGCAGCTGACGGCCCACGTCCAGGACGTGCTGGATCACGCCAATATGGGGAAGGGCTGGCACGACTTTATCCTGAAGGTGTCCGTCGACCTGTACACGCAGGACACAGGCGCCTTCATCGAGGTGATCCGGGAAGGCGACAGCCCCGAGGGCGCCCTGATCGGCGTGAACCATCTGGACGCCGCCCGCTGCTACCACACCGGGAACCCGGTGACGCCCGTTGTGTACCAGGACGATGTGGGCAAGTATCACCTGCTGAACTGGTGGCAGGTGGTGCCGCTGGCGGAGCTGCCGAGTCCCGACCGGCGCTTCAAGGGGCTGCAATGGTGTGCGCTGTCCCGCTTGATGCTGGCCGCGCAGATCCTGAAGAACACGGCGATCCTGCAGCGTGAGAAGACCGGTGGCCGCTCTACCAGGTCGATCCACATGGTCAAGGGGATGACCACGCAACAGATCGAGGACGCGATAGAGAAGGTCCAGATCGCGGCCGACGCCGCAGGGCTGCTGCGGTATCTGAAGCCGATCATCGTTGGCAACACCGACCCGGAGCTCCAGCTGGACGTCAAGACGCTGGACCTGGCGTCGCTGCCGGATGGCTACGATCCGGACAAGCAGAACAAGTGGTACGTCGCGCAGATGGCGATGGCGTTCCTGACGGACTACCAGGAGTTCGCCCCGCTGCCCGGCGGGAATCTGGGGACAAGCGCGCAGAGCGAAGTGCTACACATGAAGTCGCGCGGCAAGGGTCCCGGCCTGTTCATGAAGCTGATCAGCCACGCGCTGAACTTCTACATCCTGCCGCGGGCCGTCTCCTTCGCCTACGACGAGCAGGACCTGTCCGCAGAGGGCGAAGAGGCTGATGTCCAGAAGAAGAGGGCGGAGACGCGGAAGACTCGTGTCGAGTCCGGCGAGTTCACACCCGAGGCGGCCCGCCAGGACGCGCTCGACATCGGCGACATGTCCCAGGAGCTTTTCGATCTACTGGGAGGGCAGGATGTCACGCCGAGCGTCGTCGTCCGCGACGAGGAGAAGGGCGCGAAGTCGCTGGAGCCGCTGCTACGTGGCCTGGGCCGGAGGGCGGCGCCGGTGGGGCAGTTCCTGACGACGCGGATCCACCGGGCGTTCACGACCGCGGCCGATGACCTGGCTGCTCTGGGCTACATGGACACGCCGGACCGGATCAAGATGTCGTCGCTGATCGGGCCCGTGCTGAAGCAGCTCGAGGACGCGATGGGCAGCGAGGTCGCCGGCATTGTTGCCCGCAACGTTGAGGACGACGACGCCCGCCAGGTGCTTGCCGGCATGGCCCAGAAGGCCATCGGTGAGGAGGGCAGCCACTCCTATCGCCCTTTTGGCTCGGACGCGACTGGTACTAGGGCCGATGACGGCCCGGCGAGGGCCGGGCCTTTCGAAGACGAGCGACTGGCGGCTGAGGCCGTCTTCCAGGACGACATGGAGAAGTGGCTCGCCCGCGTGTTCGCCGAGGTGAAGCGGCGGTTGCGGGAGGAGAGCGCCCAGGCGACTATGGGCCCGTTCTCGTTCGGGTTCCGTGAGATCAAGCCGAACATGTTCGACCAGCCGGAGTTCTGGGGCTTCGCCCAGGAGGAGCTGGTGAAGAAGGCGGGCCCGCACATCCAGCAGGCGCTGCTGGCCGGCGTCCAACAGGCTGGACGGCTCGGGCTCGCGATCTCGTTCGATCAGGTGAACGAGCAGGCGCTGAAGTTCGCCGGCGACTACACGGACGACTGGTGGAAGCACCTGAAGGGCAGCACGCAGCGCGGCCTGCGCCGGGCGATCCAGTCAAACATCAAGCAGGGCGCGCCGCTGTCGCAGCTGATCAAGTCGCTGGAGCCGACGTTCGGGCGCGGCCGGGCGGAGGCGATCGCGTCGACCGAGATCACCCGGATGTACGCCGAGGCGAACCGCATGGCGTACGCCGAGGCGGGCGCCGACCAGGTGGAGTGGAGGACGGTTAACGACGCCAAGGTCGACCCGGTGTGCGACGCGCTGCACGGCGAGCGGTGGGCGATCGGGAATGAGCGGCGCGTACCGCCGGCGCACGTGGGCTGCCGCTGCTGGCTGGCGCCGGTGGTGTGCACCGAGACGAAGGATGTCGGGTATCGGGAGAAGCAGTGCCAGGTGTTGACGCAGGCGGCCAGCAAGACGTATCCGACCGTGGGCGCGGATGGGCGACCCTTGTCCGCGGAGAACTCGGCCGTGTTCTGGAAGGCCGGGATGACCCAGGAGAAGCTGGATGCAATCCGTGAGGGCAATGCCGCGCGCGCGCTGAAGCGCCCGGTTGTCACGAGTGCGCAGACCGTGTTCCACGAGACGCCCGTCGCGAATGCGGAGGCGATCCAGCGCGAAGGGATTCTGGTCGGGAAGACGGCCAATTTCGAGGGGTCGAGGTCAGGAGTCGTTTATCTCGCGCACCAAGAGGAGTTGGCGACTCATGTCGGAGACGTGGCTGCTGTGTACAAAGGTCGCTCGGGTCGTCCATCTGCGTCTTTCATGCCGTCGGTCGCTGAGCGCCAGGTGGCGGTCGGCGAACGCTTCGTTGTGTTCGAAGTGGAGTTGCCGCCTAGCGCGGTAAGCCTGCTCAAAGAGGACCCCGACGCCATCGGCGGGCTGATGTTCGCTGGGCGGATCAAGCCCGAGTGGCTGAAACGCGCGGAGGTATGGCAGGTAGGAAAGCGCATGCCCGAGCGCATAGGGCTGCTAGGTCAAGCGTCCGGCATCAGGGAGGTTGGTCGGGTGTTCTACGCGCCAGTCTCGGCGACGTTTGCAAAGAAGCTTCTGAGAGAGCTCGCGGATGCCCGGAAGCCTTGAGCCGATCCTGCCGAAACGGCGCGTGGGGCCGAGTGCAGCCGTCGTGCTGGCCAAGCTCACCGGTGCGCTGAACCAGTTCGGCCTCGGCGTGATCGACAGGCAGTCGAAGTACCCACCCCAGTCGCCGCGGACCCGGTACCGCCGGACGGGCGAGTACGGCCGGCGCTGGACCAAGCGGGGCCCGCGCCGGTCCGGCCGCGATCTCGTGGTGGAGGCCGGGACGAACCTGTCGTACGCGCCATACGTCGGCGGCTTCCGGGCACGTCGGCCCCGGCAGACCCGCGGGGCAGCTCGCGCCGGCTGGACGTCGGTGCAGGACAGCGCGGCGACGGAGTGGAAGGGCGTGCGGCCGCAGATCGTGAGGGCGCTGCGGGGTGGCTAAGTGGAGGCCGCCTGACCAGTGTTGCCTGGGCGTCAAGGTGGAGGAGTGCCCGCTGGAGGAGTGCCCGGGGAACGAGCAGGTGGCGCGGACGATCCTGCGCGACCGGGAGATCCTGCAGCTCCGCCGCGATGGGAAGCTGGCAAAGGAGATAGCGAAGGCGGTTGGATGCAGCATCCGGACCGTGCATCACGCCGTCGCAAGGTGCAAGAGCCGGTTGACAGCCCCAGCGGGTCGCCCGTAGAGTTTGAAAGTTAACAAGCCATGCCATACACAGGTCCAGGCGACAAGTCTCTGCCCGATCACGTGAAGGCCATGCCGGCCAAGCAGCGTGGTCAGTGGGTCACGGTGTTCAACGACACGATGGCGGCATGCAAGGGCGATGGCTGTGAGGGAAAGGCCATGAAGATGGCGAACGGCGTAGCGGCCGGTAAGGGCAAGAAGGAGATCGAGGAAGAGGAGCGGCTGTCCAACGCGTTGGACGTTGCCCCTGACGGCGAGGCCGAACGCTGTGCGCCTGATATGGGCGCCGGGGTCATCGTAGATACGTCCGGCCCGGCTCACGTGGAGGTCCAGGAGGCGCCGAAGGACCCGATGGACGGCATCCAGTCGTTCACTGAGATTGATGAGCTGCGCGACGCCCGCAGGCGGCAGTATGCCCGTGAGGACACGATCGCCGACTTCCGGCGGCTGTTCAACAACATCTGGTCGGACGACGAGATCGACGAGGTGGAGAAGCTGAAGAGGACGCGCCGGCTGGAGAAGGAGATGGCCCAGCGCATCGAGAACCCGCAGATGGCGATGAAGGGCCTGTTCGAGCGCGCGAAGGACTTCGGCAAGCGCCTGATCGGCGCCGGCGAGCCGCCTTCGCCCGAGGAGATCGGTGCAAGCGGTGTGTTCTTCTCGTTCAAGGACCTGGGGGGCAACTGGCGCTGGCTGTCCTTGACAAGCAACCGGTTCCGCGACCGGCACGGCGAGGTGTTCTCGGAGGCTGCACACAAGGAGTACGTCGACTACGTGGACCGCACCGGCGACTACCCGAAGTTGCGGATTTGGCACGTGCCCGGCTCGGACGTCGGCGTGGCGGACTTCGTCGCGTACAGCGATGGGTTCCGCGTGGACTCTGGGCCCTACTACAAGGAATACGAGGATGTGGCGGAGCGGCTGGCTGAGGCTGAGCCCCAGGGCGTCAGTCATGGCTTCCGTTACCCGCTGAGCGAGCCTGACGGCAATGGTGTGTACCGGCGGTATCGGTCCTTCGAGGTATCCGTGCTGCCGTTCGAGCGGGCGTCGAATCCCTGGGGCGACCCGCGTTCCAAGGAGGTGTACGGGATGGCACTCGATCCGAAGAAGAGGGCTTACCTGGAGCGGTTCATCGAGCCGGCGCGCGTGAAGGCGTTGGAGGAGCGACTACCTCAGATGGAGGCGGCGCTAAAGGACGCTGGCATCAGCTGGCGTGAGGCCGCCGCGATCGGCGAGGCGCTCGCTGGCGAGAAGGCTGAGGAGGGCGCTCCGGAAGGCAGCGCACCGCCCGCCCCGGTAGTTCCTGCAGCCCCTGCGGCACCGGCAACGCCGCAGGCACCAGTAGCGGCCGCGGAGCAGGAGGCTCCGGCTGCGACGGGCAGCGAGGCCCTCGCCAAGGTGACCGGTGCCCTCGACCAGATCCAGGCCGGCGTGACCGCCGTGCAGACGGAGCTGGCCGGAGTCAAGGAGTTCGTTGAGGGCCTCGAAACCCGCGTGAAGGGCCTCGAGGGTGACGAGGACACGAAGCTCGGCGAGCGCGCACTGCCGAGGGCGGCCGGCGTGTTGGGCCAACCTGGCCCGGCGGAGTCCCCAGACACGCTGGTGCCTGCTGAGAAGCAGGAGGCCGTCGGGGCAGCGCTCAAGGAAGCAGCTGGGGAGGGTGACGGCAGTCCCGCCGACCCGTACCTCGCACAGATCGGCATTCCCGCTGGCGGCGACGCCGGCCCGAAGTAGGAGGCGCAGATGGACGCACTCGAAGCTGTCGTTCAAGAGATCGCGGGCCGGGTCGGTCAGCGAGTCGGTTACCGGCACGACGCGTCCGGGACGCCGATCGCTGTCGGCTACTCGCACGGCCCTGGTGGGAACCTGACGTTCCCGGGCGTGGACGCCGTGATGTTTCACACGGTGATGGGCGCCGAGTCGCTGCTGGGCCAGCTCCCGACGAACCCGTCACTGAACACGGACCCGACCTTCTACACGATCACCGGCGTCCAGGGCGACACCGGCGCGGAGAAGGTCGATGCCTGTGACAACTCGCCCACGGCCGGGCTGCTCAAGGCGTGCCTGTCGCACTCCGTGTTCGGCCGCTACGAGCGCGCGACCGCAGAGCTCGAGATCAACCGGCTGGGCCAGCGCATTGACCGGGCCGACCCGATGGACCTGGCGCTGGTGGGCACGCCGCTCGCCGGAGCCGGTGGCTTCGGGGGCCTCACGGAGACGTCCGCCCCGGTGGACCTGTTCCGCAACGAGGTGACGCGCAAGTTCTGGGAGCGCAACGTCAGCTTCCACCGCCTGCTGAGCCGCCAGCTCTGGTCGGGTAACCCGGCCAACAACTCGGCCGGCGGCGGGTACAAGGAGCTGACAGGGATCCAGGGGCTCGTTCGCACGGGCTACGTGGACGCCGAGAGGGGCGTTGCTTGCCCGGCGGTCGACTCGTACATCCGGAACTTCAGCAATCAGCGGGTCGACGGCGCTAACGTCCCGACGGTGGCGGAGATCACGAACCTGTACTTCCAGGTGAAGGACAGGGCGATCCGAACCGGAGTGATGCCGGTCCGCTGGGCGTTCGCAATGCGCCACCAGCTCTTCTACGAGCTGACCCGGATCTGGCCCTGCGCTTACCTGTCGTACCGCTGCCAGCCAGCGGCCGGCAGCACGCAGTTCATCGACTCCTCGGACTCCACGAAGCTCCGGGACGCGATGTACCAGGGCCGCTACCTCCTGATCGACGGCGAGCAGGTGCCGGTGGTCATCGACGATGGCATCCCCGAGAACGTGGGCGGCGATATCGGCGTTCCGATCGGCTGCTTCACCAGCGACATCTACCTGCTGCCGTTCAGCGTGGCAGGCGGACGCTCCGTGCTGTTCATGGAATACTTCCAGTACCAGAACCCGGCGATCCAGGACGCGCTGGGCCGGATGATCCTGGGGGTGATCGAAGGGGCCTTCCTGACCTGGCCGCGGCAGACGAACCAGTGCATCGTCTGGCAGTCGAAGATCGAGCCACGTCTGATCCTGCGTACGCCCTGGCTGGCGGCGCGGCTGCAGAACGTGGCATACTGCCCGATCCAGCACACGAGGGACTCCAACCCTGACGAGACCTACTTCGCCGACGGTGACCGGACGAGCAGGTCTGGGCCGAGCTTCTTCGAGCTCTGGAACCAGTAAGGTAACTAGGCAAGCCTCGGCCTCGGGAGGGTGGAACCTGCCCCACCCTCCGCGAGGCGAGGCGGAGGTAGGCATGTTCCTGGTCGTGCTGTGGGCCGCGAGCATCTGGATGAACGGCGTGCTCTGGGGTTTCACCGCCAGCATGGCCGCTCCGCCTGTCCAACGCGTTGGACGGCCGAGCGACGAGGAGCGCGCCGTCGCTGAGGCGGAATCCGTCCTGAGAGGTGTGGCCCACGCGTGAAGGTGCTGATCACCGGCGGCGCCGGCTTCCTGGGGCGCGGTATCCTCCGCAGGCAACGGAGCAACTGGCCGGCTGAGGCAGAGCCCTGGGACGTCACGGTCTACAGCCGTGACGAGACGCTCCAGGACGAGTGCCGCCGCCGCTACCCAGATCACCGCTACGTTCTAGGCGATGTCCGTGACGGCGACCGCCTGGCTGCCGTCATGGCCGGCCACGACATCGTGATCCACGCAGCGGCGATGAAGTACATCCCGGAGGCGGAGCTGAACGCCTCGGAGTGCGTAGCCAGCAACGTCATCGGCAGCCAGAACGTCATCCACGCCGCCATCCAAGCGCGTGTGCAGCGAGTGGTGGCGATCTCGACGGACAAGGCTTGCAGCCCGGTCAACGTGTACGGTGCGAGCAAGATGGTGATGGAGCGGCTGTTCGCCGAGACGGCCGCCTGGGAGGCTGGCCCGGTGTTCACCTGCGTTCGCTATGGGAACGTGATCGGCAGCACGGGCTCGGTGATCCCGCTGTTCCAGCGCCAGTTCGAGGGGTCCAAGCGCGTGAAGATCACGAACCCAGACATGACGCGCTTCTGGATGAGCGTCGATGAAGCGATTGATACTATCATGGCGGCGCTTTCGTGTCGTGCTGGCTCGATCATGATCCCGCCGGCGCGCGCCATGACGATCGTGGACGTCGCGCGGGCCGCCACGACCGATGACGTCGAGGTTGAGCACATCGGCGAGCGGCCGGGCGAGAAGCTGCACGAGACGCTGATCCACTACGAGGAGTCGGTCAGGGTGCTGCGGTTGACTGACCCGCTGATGTACGAGCTGCGGCCGCCCGGTGAGCGTGTCGGCGAGGCGCCGTTCACGTTGTCGAGTCACACGCCGAATCATTGGTTGGGCATCGAAGAGATGCGAGAGCTGATCGAGCAGGCGAAGGAGTTCTGATGCGGCTCCTCGTCCTGGGCGGCTCCGGGATGCTGGGCCGCCGAGTTGTCGCGCAGGCTCTCGCGGCGGGGCATGAGGTGATAGCGCCGCCGCGCAGCGTTTGCGATGTCAGAAGCGCGGAGGCCGTGTTCTCGACAGTGCTGGAGGCGGCCCCAGACGTCGTTCTGAACTGCGCCGGCTGCTTGCCCGGCGCTGATGCGGTCGAGATGTTGCAGACGAACGCGGTGGGGCCGCACCTGGTCGCTGCCGCAGCGGCTGCTGTCGGTGCCAGCGTGGTCCATATGAGCACGGACTGCGTGTTCTCAGGCCGTCGGCATGGCGTGAGGGGCTATCGTATGAGCAGTAGGACGCCGCCTGATCCGGTTGACGCCTACGGTCGCAGCAAGCTCGCCGGCGAGGTTATGGCGCCGCATGTGCTGAACGTGCGGGGATCATTCGTCGCGCCAGAAGGCGGGTTCCTGCGGTGGCTCTTGGAGGCGCGCGGTCCGATCGTGGGGTGGCACGGCGCTAGATGGAACGGCACGACGGCGGACATCATGGCGCGGACTCTAGTTCAGGAGGCCGGTTGTGGCGGCGTTAACAGTGGGGTCGTGCATCGCGCCAGCCCGACGGAAATGACGAAGTTGGAGATGGTGGAGCTGTTCGCGGAGCGGCTGCAGCTGCCGGTTGTGGTCGAGCCTGCGGCCGAGCCGCGCGTGTGGCGCGTGCTGCTTCCCGACTGGGAGCTGCCGGATGTGCGCGAGACGCTTCTCGCTTATGCGGAAGAGCTGCGGTCACAAGTAGCGGTGGCGCCGTGAAGATCACGGTGGCGATCCCGGTTGGGCCGGAGCCGCACCATCAACAGTACCTGGGCGAGTGCCTGGATAGCGTGAGGCAGCAGACGCTGCCGCCTGCGGAAGTCCTGATTATCGACGATATGGCCGGACTGCCGGCTGGCCTCGACCGGACAAACGGGTACTCGATGCGCACGTACAGGTCCCCGTGGCATCTCGGTGTGGCGCAGGCGTTCAACTTCGGCGTTGCACTGGCCGAGAACGACGCGGTGTTCATGCTCGGCGCCGATGACCGCCTCTTTCCCCAGTGCCTGGAGCGCTGCGCAGCCGCCTACGAGGCCCGTGGCGGTGCCGACCTCTGGTACAGCGTGGGTGTGCAGTACAGCGACGGCCGTCCTGACCAGTACGCGCCGTGCAACGCCGCGATGGTGACGAAGGCGTTCTGGCGGAAGACAGGCGGGTTCGCTCCAGAGACGGGTTCTGGCGCACCGGATGCCGCCATGCTGTCAGCCCTGATGGTTCACGATTCACAGGCTATTGTGTCGGTGGACCGCGACAGGCCGCTGTACTGGTACCGCGTCCACGAGATGACCGACACGGCGCAGCGAGGTCCGTGGCAGGGGGTTATCCTGCAGACTCGGGACCTGCTGACCGCTCGCTGGCATCAGCCGCGGTGGGGTAGGCTCTCATGAGCTGCCCGGCACACGACCTAGCCGTCTCGCGCCGCTTCCTGGATTGGGAGGCCGTCGACCTGATTGGAGAGCTGGTTCACCGGCTGCGTCCCGGCCCAGTGACTGTTGTCGACGTAGGAGCGGGTTCGGGGACGACAGCACTTGCCGTGCTCGTCGCACGGCCAAAGCGGGTCAAGGTCTACAGCATCGACCACAGCGAGGAGGCCCTGTCGTCGACTGGGCAGGCGATGAAGAACGCCGGGTTCCAGCGTCGCTGGAAAGGGATTCTGTCCGATTCCGTTGAGGCGGCGAGGCTGTCAGAGATCCCGACAGTGGTCGATCTGCTGCTGCTGGACAGCAGTCACGAGTACGAAGCGACGCGGGAGGAATTGGCCGTCTGGGTGCCTCGGCTGCGAAAGGGCGGGCTGCTCTGGCTACACGATTATCGCGGCGGCTACCCGGGTGTGAAGCGCGCCTTGGATGAGCTTCTGGCCGACGGCCTGGTCGTAGAGTTTGGCGTGCGCGGTCTTGGCTGGGCGGGGGTTCGCTCATGATCGCCGTGATCCTGCTCACGTATCAGCGAATGGAGTACGCCAGGCGGACGCTGGAGAGCCTGGCCCGGCATCTGACGGCGCCGGAGCCCGTCTGGGTGCACGTCGCCGACGACGGCTCGCCTCAAGAGTACCGGGACGAGCTGGTGTCGTTAGCCCGCGATCTGTACGCCGACAATGTGAGCGTCAGCAACAGCGACCGCCGTGGCTACGGTGGCAACTACAACGCCGCCACGAACATCGTCCACGGCATTGCGGACGTCGTGCTGCCGCTGGAGGACGACTGGGAGCTGATCCGGCCGCTGGATCTGACACCGATCGCCAAGGTGCTGCGGGACGGTCATTTCAACTGCGTCCGGATGAACTACATCGGCTACACGGACGAGCTGCGTGGCTCGTTCCGCTACTACGAGGAGCTGCAGTGGCTGGAGCTGGACCCGGCGTCGCCGGAGAAGCACGTGTTCTCGGGCGGCCCGCGGCTGGAGACCGTGGCGTTCGAGAGGGCGATTGGCCTGTGGCCGGAAGGTCTGCAGCAGGGTCACACCGAGCTGGCTGTCGCCGGCCGCGTTGAGGCGCGGCAGGGTGTGGCTTGGCCTGTTGACCTGATCCGCCCGAAAGGGGACGCGTTCGTGCATGTCGGCACCGTGCAGGCCGAGTATCCCGCCGAGGTGGCCGTCGGTGGGTAGGCCGCCCGTCACGATCGTGATGACGACCTGGGCGCCGGCCGGGCCCGTCGGCGTGTCTCGCCGGACCTCGGCCGGCTCCGCGCTGTTCTCCTGGGGTTCGCGGCTGGCGTACGCAGGTGTCGCGCGCCTGCACGTCGCAGATGACGGCTCGACTCTTGAGGGGTATGGTCATGGCGTTGACGAACCGCCGGCGAGCTGGTGGGCCGGCCCGACGAGCTTCTCGCGGCAGGAAAGACGCGGCGTCGGCGCCTCCTTGAACGCCGGGTTCCGCGCCGCCTTCGAGGTGTCCCCCATAGCGGCGTACTTCGTGGACGATTGGCTTCTGCAGGAACGGCTGGACCTGACGCCGTGGGTGGACCTGCTGCTGCGTGACGCGTCGGTTGGCATGGTGCGGCTGGGCCCGCCGCACCCATGGATCGCCGGCGCCGTCGAGATGTTCGAGGAGGGCTGGGGTCTGCGGCTTGAGCGGCATCATTTCGCCTTCGCGCACCGACCGGCGCTGTACCACCAGCGCTTCCTGGATGCGTTCGGACCGTTCCCGGAGGAGGTGAACGCGCTCGAGTGTGAGCGCCTGTACGCTGAGCGGTACGCGGAGCATTTCGCCGGAGGGTTTAGCGGCCCCGACATCGTGTACGCGCTGCCGCACCCGTGGGAGCATGTGGGCCGGTCCGAGGTCGGCGACATTGAGCCTGTAGAGGCGGCCCGGTGACCGACCCTGGAATCTGGGTGGCTGTGATCGGGTTCGCCGGCATCGTCTTTTCTGCCGTCATCACGTATGCGGGCAAGGCGTGGCGCGACGGCCCGGGATCGGCTGTCAAAGAGCAGCGGGTCCAGAACGGTGTGTTGGGTAGGATAATCGAACGCTTGGACGATGGCGAACGCCGCAATCACGCCGAGCACGAGGCGTTCTTGGAGACGCTACGCGCGACGGCTGACCGCAATCTGCAGATGTACGAATCGGCGATCGAAAAGCTATCCGATATCATAGCTCCGAGGCAACGCAGGTAAGGAGGTTGACCATGGAAGACACGCTGGGCATTGGAGCACTGCTGGGCATGTTCCTGCCGTTCATCATCTCGTTCCTGAAGCAGCGTCACTGGCCGGTGCTGCTCAAGATGGCTCTGACGCTCGCCGTCTGTCTTGTGGCCGGGACGGCAACGAGCGCGATCCAGGGCGACGTGCAGCTGTCGGGCGACGTTGTTGAGCAGCCCGACCAGCTGCCGATGGCCGCGGCGGCCGCGTTTACGTCGGCGACCGTCGTGTACAAGACGTTCGTCCGGGGCAGCAAGGTCGACGAACACCTAACGGGGCCATAGGTGCTGAAACTCCACCTGTACCCAGCGTTCCGGGGAGAAGATAAGGGAGACGGCGGCATCCGCCGTGTCGTCGAAGCGCAGCGCCGGTACCTCCCGGAACACGGTATCGAGTTCACGAACCGGCCCGCCGGCGCCGACCTGGTGGCCGTGCATATCGCCGGCGACGACGCGCTCTACCGGCGGTCTGCCGGGCTGCCGCTGGTCGTCCACAACCACGGCGTTTACTGGGCAGAGTACCCGTGGCCCGAGTGGTGTCTCCAGGCCAACGCGAAGTGCATGGAGGCCGTGCGCCGTGCCGAGGCGATAACGGCCCCGTCTGAGTGGGTCGCGCAGTCGCTGCGTCGGCACTCCATGCGCCGGGTTGACGTCATCGGGCACGGCGTTGATCTCGATGAGTGGCCGTTCCAGCGCGATCACAAGGGCTACGTCCTCTGGAATAAGACCCGAGTGGACCCCGTATGCGACCCGGCGCCTCTGACCGAGCTCGCCGCGCTCTCTCCTGATGTGGAGTTCGTGTCGACCTTCGGCGATGGGCCGTCGAACGTCCACGTGACCGGCGTCCTGCCCTATCCGCAGGGGAAGAATGCCGTGCAGGGTGCCGCGGTATACCTATGCACGACCAGGGAGACGTTCGGTATCGGGACGCTTGAGGCGATGGCGAGCGGGGTCCCCGTGCTGGGCTGGCGCTGGGCCGGCCAGGCCGAGATCATCGAGCACGGCGAGACGGGGTGGCTGTCTCCGCTGGGCGATTACGACGACCTGGCTGCAGGGTTGCGGTACTGCCTGGAGAATCGACCGCGGCTGGCCGCCTGCGCCCGCCAAGTGGTCGAGGAGCGGTATCAGTGGCGCGATGTGGTGCCGCAGTACGCTGCACTGTACAAAGACGTGCTGCAGCGTCTCTCGATGCCCCGGCCGAAGGTCTCGGTGATCGTGCGCGCCTACGCCGCTGAGAAGTACCTGCCGGCCGCCCTGGAATCGGTGGCGTCGCAGACGTCGCAGGGCTGGGAGTGCATCGTCGTCGACGACGCGTCCCCGGACCGCTGCGGCGAGATAGGCGACGCGTTCGCCGCCCAGGATGAGCGCTTCCGCGTGGTGCATAACGACGCGAACCGGCACGTGTCGGGCGCGATGAACGCCGGCGTCGAAGCGAGCCGCTGCCAGTACGTGCTGGCGTTGGACGCCGACTGCACCCTGCCCAGGCAAGCGCTGCAGCTCTTGTCCAACGCGTTGGACGCAGACCGCAGCCTGCACATCGCTTACGGCAACGTCGAGTTCCTGGAGCCCGATGGCAAGCGCTGGCACTCAGGCTGGCCCCTGCCGTTCAGCACAGAGCACCAGCTGACGAAGCGGACGCCTGACGGCCGGGCCGCGAACCTGATCCCGTCCAACGCAATGTTCCGGCGTGAGGTGTGGGAGCTGACCGGCGGCTACCGTGAGCGCTACCGGACGGGTGAGGACCCGGACTTCTGGACGCGGGCCGTCTCGTACGGGTTCCGTCCGGCCATGGTGACGGACCAGGACACGCTGGTGTACCTGAACCGGCCCGATTCGGTGAGCCAGACGGAGGAGCTGAAGGACTGGACCGCTTGGATGCCGTGGTGCCACGATCTGTGTCTGCCGCCGGCTGCCGTCGTCTCGGCGAAGCAGGCGCCGATCCCGTCGCTGGACCCGCCGCGCGTTGCCGTCATTATCCCCGTCGGACCCGGCCACGAGAACTATCTGGTGGACGCCGTGGACAGCGTCGACGCGCAGGAGTTCCGCGACTGGGAGTGCATCGTGGTGAACGATACCGGCGCGCCTTTGAACCGACTGCCGTCCTGGGCACGTGTTCTGGAGACGTCCGGCGGCGTCGGCCCCGCTGCTGCCCGCAACATGGGGATAGCAGCCGCCCGGGCGCCGCTGTTCGTGCCGCTGGACGCTGACGACACGCTTGAGGTACCGGCGCTGGCGACCATGCTCCGCGTCTACGAGGCGTTCGGCGGGTATGTGTACAGCGATTGGAACGAGCGCTGGGCCGACCGCCCGATGTCGGTATGGGAGGCGCCGGAGTACGACGCGACGAAGTTGCTGAAGCAGGGCTGTCTGCACGCTGTGACGGGCCTGTTCGCCAAGAGTGACTGGGAAACGGTCGGGGGCTATAATGAGCGGTTACCTGCCTGGGAGGACTGGGATTTCCAGCTCAGGCTGGCAGCGGTGGCGGTGTGTGGGATCCGGGCACCCTGGCCGCTGTTCACGTACCGGAAGGACACGGGCCGACGCCGCGAGGAGAACTACGCGGCGCTGGAAGAGAACAAGCGGCTCGTGCGCGACGAGTGGAGCGACTATTTCGACGGAAGGAGGGAGCTGATGGGATGCGGCTGTGTCGGCCGCAAAGTCTCGGCCGGGCCCACGCTGCAACGTGGCGCGCAGGCCGAGCCGGAGGCCGGCGATTCTGGGTATCTTGTCGTGGAGTACACGGGGTTTAGGGACGGAGCCGCTTCGTATCGCGGTCCCTCTGGGACGACGTATCGGTTCTCCGTCTCAGAGTCCCGGAAGATCGTCAAGGCGCAGGACGCCCCGTTCTTCGACCGCCTGGTCGAGTTCCGCGTGCTGGAGCCGAAAGCCGTGCCGGCGTGATGGACGACTGGACTGCGCCACCGCCACCTCCTCCACCGCTTGATGAAAGCTGGAGTGAGCCGATCAAGGAAGGTGGCTTCGGTGACTGGTGTACCTGTCGGCCCGAGAAGCTCGTAATGGCGCTGGCCGCATTCGCTGGCGTGGCGGCGACGCTGGTCGCGGTGTGGGTGCTGGCATGATCGAGCAGGCGGCCCTGATCGGCCTGGCCGCTTGGCGCGCCGCGGCCCTGCTGTCGTACGAGCGCGGCCCGTTCGACGTCTTCCTGCGGTTCCGCAAGGCACTGGGCTTTCAGCACGGCGATAACGGTGAGCCCACGTCCTGGCCGGAGCACTGGCTGACGAACGCGTTGTCCTGCGTGTGGTGCCTTGGGATCTGGAGCGCCGTGGCCATGTACGGCGTGTGGCAACTGGAGCCGCGCGTGGTATTGGTTGCGGCGGCCGCCAGCGTTGTCGTCGGCGCCGAGAGGGTGGCTCGTGGGTAGGGCGGAGACCCTGACGAAGCTGCCGCTGGATCGCTGGGCGGCCATCATGGGCTACAATCCATTGCACTTCAACGGTCTGTACGACCCCGAGCACCCGCCCGGCGTCTGTGGGCAGCCGCTACTGCAGTTCTCGTGGCAAGCTAGCGATCGTGTCGGCCGGGAAGAGATCGCCATCGCTATCGCCGAGGCAGAGTCGGAGATCGAGAAGTTCCTCGGGTTCCGCCTGCTGCCCACGTGGGAGACCGATGAGTGGCAGCCTACGATGCGGCCGTACGCGCCCGAGATGGTTAACCTGAGCGGCACGGACATCCGCGGGATGGCGTCGGTGGTGGCGGCTGACTGGGGCTACTTCATCAGCGGCGGCATTCGCGCGAACACGCTCATAGATGCTGACGCGGTGATCACGTACACGGACGAGGATGGTGACGGCTACGATGAGATCGCCACCGTGACGGTCGCCGTCGACCAGGGCCAGGATCCGTGCGAGGTCCGCGTATACTTCCCGGTGTCGGATGGCATGGTGACGGCGGACGGAGGTGGCGCCGACCAGTGGGAGATCCGCCCGATCAACGTGTCGGTGGCCGGGCTCGTGGCGACGATCCGGTTCCGCCGGGAGCTGGCGGTTCTGCCGGCTCTCCAGCTCGACGTCGTGCCGCCGCCGGATGACAGCCATCTGCGTGGTGAGGAGACGGACGTCGATGCCAACTTCCTTGCCGAGGTGGACGTTTATCGGGTCTACAACGACCCCCAGACGCAGGTGACCTTCCTCTGGGAGCCGATTGCGATTGGATGCAGCTCCTGCAACGGCTCTGGCTGCCCAGGCTGTGCGTACACGGCGCAAGCCGGTTGTCTCATGCTCCGAAGCCGTCCAAGGTTGAGTATGGTCTCGATTAGGCCCGCCACGTGGGATGATGACCTGCTGCAGTTTGCTCTGGAGGCGTATATCCAACCGCGTCTGCCGGACGTCGCCCGGCTGTACTACTACGCCGGCTGGCGTGACCGCAGATTGGCTTGCTCGACCGTGGTGATGGACCCCGCTCTAGAGCGGTCGGTGGCGATCCTTGCGGCATCGAAGCTGGACCGCACCGTCTGCAGCTGTGAGGCTATACAGGCGCAGCTTGACCACTGGCGATACGACTTCGCCGGCCCTGGGGACAGCATCGTGCCGCGTCTGCCGGATCGCATGATGGCGTGTCCGTTCGGGACGCAGCGGGGTGCCATCGAGGCGTGGCAGCGGCTCCAGGGCCTGGTGATAGGCAAGGCGGTGACCGCGTGAAGCGGCTGCCGTACACGGACCCGGACGGCCGGATGTGGCTCGTCGGCCTACCCGATGACAGGCCGGATTCGGATGTCGCTATGGGTATCCCGCTGGCGCCGCCGTCGCTCGACAGCCTCGGTCTGCCAGAGGAGATATCGATCCGGCTGCAGAACGAGTTGGTGATGCGCCGCCTGTTCGACGTGAAGGATGTGCGCAAGAGACGCATTGACGTGATAGCCGCTCTGCAGGCAGCATTGAGGGTTAATTGTCAGATGGTCGTGGACCTGTACGAAGCAGCGGCACCGAAGCCGCCAGAACGGGCGGTTGCGAAGCCGCCGGAGCCGCGGGCCGCGCCAGTCAGGCGCCGGCGCGTTAGGAGGTAGAGACGATGGCCGGAAACGTCAGAACCCCGTACACGCGGGTCTGGACGATCGAGGATCAGGCCGGTCCGGCCAACGTGCCGGTGTACCAGGGACGTGCCCGAGCGCAGGGCGTGTCCTGGGATCTGGGCAGCAGGACGCCGATCCGCGAGCCGACCCGAGCCGCTACGGCTCGTTCAAGACGGTCGGCGCTATCAAGAGTGAGAGGGGCCTGCCCAGCTTGCCGCTGCAGGTGCGGTACCAGTACACTGCCTCGGCGCTGCTGGCGCTGGCCCGGCGCGGCTGCGAACTGGACCTCCAGATCCACATCGGGACCTGTGAGGACCCGCGGGACTTCAACGGCGGCTGGGCGAGCGGGAAGGTCATCGTTCTCGAGGGCGCTTCCATCAACACGTACAGTACCGACGAGTTGGGCGCTCTGATGCAGAGCGACGACGCCGTCGTGAACGAGAACCTGGACACGGACGGCCTGGACTACTACGAGATCGTGCCGATTGCGTTCGGCCAGTTGGCCGCTGCAGAGATCGTGCAGGAGATCGTGGATGTCGCCATCTGCGACGCTGTGACCTGCGGTGCCTGCGGCGTCGCGTCGGACGGCTGCTCGCACGTGTTCGCGCTCACAATGTCGGCCGGTGGCTCGCCAGGTCTGCCGGCGGAGCTAATCTTCAGCGAGGACGGCGGCGCAAACGTTGGGCAGACCAACGTTGACTCGCTGGCCGCTAACGAGGACCCGTCGGCGATGTCCTGCGTCGGCATCTACCTGGTCGTTGTATCCAACGAGTCGTGTTCGCTGCACTACGCGCCGATCGCGGATATCCTCGCCGGCACGGAGAGCTGGTCGGAGGTGGCGACCGGGTTCGTCTGCGCGGCGGGTACGCCGAACGACATCTTCAGCCTGGGCTCAGGTTTCACCTGGATCGTCGGTAACGGTGGGTACGTCTACTTCTCCGATGACGTGACGGCTGGCGTGAGCGTGCAGGACGCCGGTGCCGCCACGACGCAGAACTTGAACGCGATCCACGGCTTCGACGAGGACAACCTGGTGGCCGTCGGTGCGAGCAACGCCGTCATCCACTCGTCGAATGGTGGTGTGACGTGGTCCTCGCTCACAGGTCCTGCTGTGGGTGTCGTGCTGAACACAGTCTGGATGCGCACGGCCGACGAGTGGTTCGTCGGTGCTGCGAACGGCAACCTGTACTACACGCGCGACCGCGGTGTGACGTGGACGCAGAAGGCGTTCAACGGTGACGGCGCCGGCCAGGTCCGCGACATCGTGTTCGCGACGCCGACCGTTGGCTACATGGCGCACGATACGGTGACGCCTGTCGGCCGCATCCTCCGCACGATCGATGGCGGGCACAGCTGGTACGTCCTCCCGGAGGGCGCCGGCGCGATCCCCGATAACGACCGGGTCAACGCGCTGGCGGCCAGTGGTGAGTGCCCCAACGTCGTCTACGGTGGCGGCCTTGGTGCCAACGCCACTGATGGCTTCCTGGTGAAGGCGGCGTAGTTGGCCGCGCAGGTGACGCCGGGCGCTGAGGCGCTTCTGGCCGCTCTGAAGGCGGTGCAGGACGCTGGCGTCGCACGTTCTTCCGTCGTCAAGCTGGAGAACGGCGTTGAGCTGGAGATCATGCCCGTGCCCGTCATGCGTCTCCGCCAAGCCGGCGCTGCGATCGCCATTCCTCTGCCGCCGAAGGTCTACGACCAAGACCGCGACCGCGACGAGGAGAACCCCGACGACCCCGGGTACCAGGACGCTCTGAGGCGCTACAACGTCGCGCTGTTCGAAGCAACGGTGCATCTCGCGCTGCTGCTCGGCACCCGCGTGAAGACAGTCCCCGAGGACCTCAGTGGCCCGGAGGAAGAGGGTTGGGTACAGCAGCTGCGGGCAGCTGGCGTGGACGTCGACTGCAGCAATCAGTACACGCGGTACCGCACGTGGCTCGAGGAGTACGCGATCCGCACGGAGGACGAGCTGTCCACCGTGTACTGGTCGGTGATGTCGAAGAGCGGTGTCCTCGAGAAGGAGGTAGCTGCTGCGGCGGCCTCCTTTCGGAATCGAGCGGCACGGCGAGCCGATAAGCGAACTGCAGGTAAGGCAGCTGGAAACGGGCATAACGGTTCGTCGGGTGCACCAGGACCTGGTGCCGGAGTTCGAGGAGAGACGAGCGGCCCAGTTTAACGGCTACACGTGGAGGCAGTGGTTGGAGCTGCCCTACGAGGAGCGGGTCGACGGCATAGCGTATCTCCGCCTTGAGCGTGAGATCGAGCTGCATCAAGAGGACGCGCGCGCGTCGGCGGTCCGCCGTCAGCACAAAATAGCCGCAGGTGCCAGATGATATCTGATTTCGAGGACATGGGTGTCCGCGCCATTGTGCGCGACGCGGCACGCTACGAGTCCGATATGCGCCGGGTGCAGAGCAGCACCGACGCTACCGCTCGGACGATCACCAAAGCCACGGGCGGCCTGACGGGCCTCGGCACCAGTCTCGGGTCGATCGGGTCTAAGGCCGCGTCCGCGGGCCAGGCGATGAGCCTCGCGCTGACGCTGCCGATCGTCGGCGTTGGCGCCGCCGCGACGAAGCTGGCCCTTGACTTCGAGTCGCAGATGCTCAAGATCGCCGCCCTGACGAACACGCCGAAGGAGGAGATCGAGGGGCTTCGTCAGGGCATCCTCGATCTGTCGCACGAGCTCGGCGTGGCACCCGTTGAAGTGGCGGCCGGCGCCTACTTCGCCCTGTCGGCCGGGCTGGAGGACTCCGCGGAGGCGATGGAGGTCATGCGGATCGCCGGCAAGGCGGCCGCGCTCGGTCTCGGCGACCAGGCGACTATCGTGAACCTCGTCACGTCCGTGATGACGGCGTACGGGAAGGGCGCGAAGGACGCCGGCAAGATTACGGACAGCCTGATCGGCATCATCGCGGCCGGCAAGGGCGAGCCCCGCGAGTTCGCTGCGTCTATCGGCATGCTGCTGCCGCTGGCGTCCCAGATGGGCATCGAGTTCGAAGAGGTCGGCGCCGTGCTCGCGACGCTGACTAACCAGGGGCTGGACGCCAGCCAGGCGTCGATCTACCTCCGCGGCGTGCTGACGCAGCTGATCAGCCCATCCGATCGCGCCAAGAAGAAGTTCGAAGGGCTGGGCATCCCGCTGGAGAAGTTCCGAGCTGAGGTGCGGAAGGGCTTCGTGCCAGCTATGGCGGCCGTAATCGAGGCTACGGGCGGCAGCGAGGCGGCGCTGGCGGAGCTGTTCCCGGACGTGCAGGGGCTAATCGGCATCCTCGGTGCCTTCACGAACCAGCTGGGCCAGACCGAGGACAACCTGGTGACAATCGGCGGCGCCAGCGGGTCCCTGGACAAGGGCTGGGATGAACTGAGCAAGACCTCGGGGTTCCAGCTGAGGCAGTCTCTCAACGACGTCAACATCGAGCTGACGAAGCTGGGCGACAGGGTGCTCCCGCTGATCGTGGACGTCCTAAAGCCCACGGTGTCGACGGTTAGTGAGCTTGCTGACGCGTTCGGTAGCCTGCCAGGCCCTGTTCAGGAGGGGATTGTCCTGATGGGTGGTCTGGTGGCCGCTATGGGCCCAGCGCTGTTCATCTTTGGGAACACGGCGAAGGGAGTGGGTGCGCTCGTAAGCCTGCTGCCGATTCTCGCTGCTAATTTCGGAACAGTGGCGGCGGCCGCTCTTCCTGTGACCGCCGCTCTGGCTGTGCTGGCTGTCGCCTTAGCGTCGACGAGCGAAGGCGGCCGCGACATGTTGCGCAGCATCGGCGACAAGATGGCGCTACAGCTAGATAAGGTGACGGGCCTCCTTGGCACAGCGACGCCGTTCTGGGATTCGTATATCGAGAGCCTGAAGGACAGCGCGCAGGCGGCTGAGGATTCCGAGAAGGCGTACTCGGGAACGAACGACGAGCTGGATCGCGTGCTCGATCTGGTTGACAAGGCGTCCCGCGGGATCGACGCTACGCCGCTCGAGATAGAGGCTGTGAAGGTAGAAAACCTAACGGAGGCGCTGAAGCACCTGCGAGAGAAGTACGACGAGTCGGTCTTCTCCGTCGGTGGCTTCTCGAATGGGTTGCTGGCGTCAGTCGCCAGCGCTGACTTCAGCACTCAAGCCCTCGCCCTGCTGATCCAGAACCTGCAGGCGATGGGCGAGATCGCTATTGCCGACCGCATTGAGACGGAGCTGTTGGTCCCGTTGCAGAAGACTGGCAAGCAGCTCGAGGAGACGGCTGCAGGCTCGGAGACGGCGTTCGCCGATATGGCTGAGGCTGTTGACCCCGCCGTGGCGGCGTTGGCCAGCCTGCGCGAGTCGGCCGAGAAGGAGTCGAAGGGTATCATCGACGCGATCAAGTCGCTGTTGCCGGCCACGGACGAGACGTTCGTGGAGTGGAGCAAGCGGCTCGATGATATGGCCGATGACTACGTGAACTTCCAGACCAATCTGCAGTCGATCCTGAAAGCGCTGGTGAAGGCGCATGTCGAGAGCCCGGAGCTGATCATCCAGGCGCTGGAACAGGCTGGTCCCGGCGTGACGGCGACGATGGCCGAGCAGCTCGCGCAGGGCGGCGTGGACGCGGTGTCGGGGGTGCTCGGCGATCTCGGCACAATCGCCGGCACGAATACCGTGGCGATGGCAGATGCGGTCCTCAAAAACACGCCGGCCGTGAAGGCGGCTGCGGCAGATCTGGCGGCAGCCGCGCAAGGAGAACTGAATAAGGTGCCCGGGTCAAAGAGTATCACGCTCCAGTTTGTCCTGGATATGACCGCACTGGACGAGCTCGATCGATTCTTGATTGGGGTTTCGAAGCGCGCCGTTAGGCGTGCACCGGTAGGCCAGCAACAAGGCATGTGGCGCGTTCCCGGTCCCTGGAACGTCGACCAGTTCCCCGCTAGGCTTGCCGGCGGCGAGATGGTTCTGCCGGCGCCGTTCGCCGAAGAGATGCGCCGTTTCATGTCGGGCGCACACGCACCGGTCGCCGCGCCTGCGTTCCTGGCCGCCGCTGCCGCTCGGCCAGTCCCGGGTTCCTCGAGCAGTTTTTCGGCCAGCATCAGCGTAGAGAGCGAGGACAGGATTTCCGCGGCGATCCGGCGAGAGCTGCGCGGCTTGATGTTCTCGTCAGGATTCCGGAGGTAGACGATGCCCAACGACATCTGGACGCCGCCGTCGAACTGGAACACCGGCACGAACTTCACCGAGGCCAAGGCGGGGCAAGAGATCACGGACGACATGTATGCGCTCTGGCTGGCCGTGACCGTCGGCGGCAGCGCCTCTGTACCTCACGGCCATGCTCAGGGCACGAACGCCGCACGTCCGGCTGCTGCAGCGGCGGGGCCGGGAGTCCTCTATCGCGCTACCGACGACCCGAAGCTGTTGTCCTTCAGCGACGGCGCGGACTGGCTCATCGTTGGGGGCGAGCAGCCGCACGCTCACGTGCATCGCACAACAGACCAGAGCATCCCAGATAGTGCCAACACCGCGTTGTCGTTCAACGCTGAGGACGAAGATAACGACGCCATGTGGTCCATCGGAGTTCCGACGCAGCTGATAGCCAAGACGGCCGGCTGGTTCGAGTACGGCGTTCTTTTGGAGTGGGATGCGGACTCAGTCGGTTACCGCAAGCTTTTCGTTCAGAAGGGCGGGGTTACCATAGCGGCTGTGAAGAATTGGCCTGGTGGCGTTTCGACGATGGGGATGTTCATCACCGGGGAGGTGGAGATGGCTATCAACGATTCGCTGATAGCCTACGTTGACCAAACCAGTGGCAATCCCCTTCTGGTCTTGACGCTCGCAGATTCCAGCCCCAGGTTCTGGATGCGCCGTAAGCTGTGAGATGCCGCAGTTCATCTGGCTGAACACGACCCAGAATACGAGGCGCGCTTTCTCAAGCCGTTCGGGGTTTACGCTGACGGCCTACAGCGGCCTCAGCATCCCGGGCAAGGACCACCTGTCCGCTCGTGGTCCACGCCAGCACGGCGCCACGTACATCGCCACCTACTTCCAGCCACGGGAGTTCACGCTGGAGCTGGCCATGGCCGGCTGCAGCATGGCGGAGTTGCAGGACAAGCACCGGCGGCTCGCCCGGTCGATGAATCCGCTTGACGACGCCCAACTGCTGGTGATCGCGGAGGACGAGAGCCGGTATTATCTGACTTGCCGCCTGGCTGCGGCCCTAGAGCTGGTGGTGGCCGACAGCCGAGTGGCTCAGATCCTAGCGCAGTGCATAGCGGACGACCCGTTCTTCTACAGCACGATCCTTCAGACGGTGGCGCTCTTGACCGCGGCAAGTGCCGCGTTAGTGATCCCGTTCCTGATCCCAGGCCGCATCGGGGGCAACCTGGAGGATTTGACCGTGACGAACAATGGCCAGGTGTTCGTCTATCCGGTGCTGGTGTTCAACGGGGTTGCAGATGACGTGCGGATGTACAATCTCACGACAGGTCAAACCCTGGAGATCGACGAGCCGATCGGTGCCGGTGAGACCTTGACGGTCGACATGGGCGCCAGGACCGCCGTGATCGACGATGGCGTGACGCAGCGGAACGTTGTAGCGAGCGCCGTCGGCGACTGGTGGGCGCTGCAGGTCGGCGACAACGACCTCACCTTCGTGAGTAACAACGCCGCCGCCATGACCGGAAGCCTGTCGTTTCGCGAAAGGTTCTTGGCCGTAGTCTGAGATGTCCGACTACGAACTCCTGATCCGGGACCGTAACCTCGATCTCGTCTCCTACCTGTGGCCGCGAGAAGGCCAGGTGTCGCCGGTGTCGATCCGCTGGACCCGCCACTGGCGGAATCCCGGTGTGCTCGAGCTGCACATTCCGCGCGAGACCGACCTGGCGTCGGAGTTGAGCACGATCGGCAGCTTCATCGAGGTCCGCCGGGACGGTGTCTTCGAGGCGATCTACCTGATCCGGGCAGTTGAGGTCCAGAGCGGTGTCCTGACGTACAGCCGAGGCGTCCAGGACGCGTTCAACGCGGTTTACGCGGGCGGCCAGGGTGAAGGGACGGAACGCGTGGTCGTGCTGCGTGAGAACGTGCCATCCTTGGCGGACGCCGGCAGGATCGAGCGTTTCCTTGATGCTCGGGACGTGGAGCAGACCAACCTGCCGTTGCTGATAAACAGGGCCGATGCAGCCGTTTCAGATGCCTCCGTGCCGGAGTCGGCTGTGGCCAACGTTGGCAACCCGGTCGCGCAGGAGATGATCACTGTGTGGGGCGTGAGTCCCCTGATCTACGCCGCCGGCCGCGTGGTGCTGCCGCCGCCGGGTACGCGAGTGGCGGGCAGCGACCTCGTGCAGATCAGCGGCGACATCTACGACCGCGTGACCGGCGTGCCGGCGGACGGTGCGATGGCGTACTACGTCCGCCAGCACCTGGTTGAGCCCAACGACCCCACCCGCAAGGTGCCGCTGCTGACGATCCCCGCTGTCGGTGGCCTACTGCCGAACACGAGCTACACGAGCCGGTTCCAGACAGTGCTGGAGGTGCTGCAGGATCTGGGCGCCAACAACGATGCCGGCTACGAGATCGTTCGTGTCGGCAGCGAGCTTCAGTTCGTCGTCCTGCCGGTCCGGGATCGCACTGCCACTAGCCTGAACCCGGTGGTCATCCGCGACGACGAGGTGCTGCTCGACATCGCCGGCCGGGCGTACCGTGCTGAGTGGGACGTTGGTGACCGTATCACGCTTGAGCTTCGCAACGGGGACCGCGTCGATCTCCGCGTTTTCGAGGTTGCGGGGCAGCTCGAGGCCGGCCGCGCTGTTGAGATTTCGCTGGGCGTGACGCTGGAGGCGGTCGGCGACCTGGTCGGCGGCATAATCGACGCGTCAACGCAGCAGGGTAAGGCGCTGGTGAGGGTTGAGCCGCTCTCGACATCCTCGGTGCAGACGCTGATTGACGCCAGTCCCAAGGGTGGGATTGTCCATTACGATTACGTCGTCGACCCGAACTACCCTGGTGCCGACGGCGACACGATCACTCTGGCAGTCGGCAGCTTCGCCAAGGTCTACACGACCTGGCAGGCGGCTGTTGACGCTGCTGAAGCCGCGGGTGTAGAGCGGTCCATCCTGATAAACGCCGGAGACTACTCCGGCGAGTCCGTCGTGATCCCGGCCAGCATCACGGCGCCCTTGTGGTTCCACGGTGAGGCAGTCAACAGGGTTCAGGTAGGCAGCCTCGAGCTGGGGAGCAATACCGTCACCCATTTCAAGAACATCGATGCGTCGGCCGCCGAGACGGTTATCGGTGGGGCTGACGTAGAAGCGCATTTCGAGGATTGCCATCTTGGCACTGTCGACGTCGATTTCCTACACGCCAGTTTCCGGCGCTGTACGCTCAATTACTTCCCTGGGGTTGAAGCGACTCCCAACGATGTGACGTTCTCGGATTGCGACCTCTCCATGGGCGACGGCGCAATGGAGAGCCACTGGTTCACGAACTGTCGTATCGAGACTGGTGGGAGCAGCCCGTTCTACAGCTCGAAGACGCTGACGGACCTGTACTTCAGCAACTGCGTGTTCGAGAGCTTCGGTGACAGCGGCTCAGCTTTCTACAAGGACGGTGGTCTGGGTGACGTCGTCTTTGACGGCTGCGAGTTCGTCATCGATGACACGTTCGGCGCGTGGGCTCCACCGAATCCTGTATTCGGTCTCGTTCACGTGGCGGCCTGCACTGACGGTACGCTGATCCGGCTCGTGAACTGCGCGTTCAAGGTCAGGAATCCCTTTGCCGCCGGCGTCTATCGTGCCGTCAAGAGCGCGGATCCGGACTGCGCCGTGGTGGTTGTAGGCTGCGATCTCGATAAAGTCGATGCTGCGATCTCGATCACTGGCCAGTTCAAGAACTCGCTGTTCGGGCCGAACTTCCCGGTGGACTTTGCGGTCCAGGCGGACGCCGTCTCCCTGAACAACGTGTACGTCGGGACAGGGCCGGTTACAGGAGCCGACGCCCTGACGGTCACGGCCAATCTGGTTCAGCGCGGCACAGCTGCACCGTCTCACGACGCGCCGATCGGGACGGTCTTCTACGACGCGGTGAACTTCCATTACTACGGCAAGAAGCTCGCTGGCGCCGGTGCCGGTAACTGGTTCCAGATCGATGGCGCCGGAGGCTCGCCCGGGCCGACTGGCCCGATGGGGCCACCAGGGATTGAGGGTGAAGATGGGGCCGAAGGGCCGCCTGGGGCGCCTGGGCCGCCTGGAGCAGCTGGCGCTGCCGGTGTGGCGGGGGCAGCTGGCTCTACCGGTATCATGGGACCTCCTGGTGATCCTGGTGAGGACGGCGAGACTGGGATAGTGATGCTCAGTGGAGGCGGTGGCGTCACTGCCCACAGTGCGTTGAGCGGATTGCCGGCCCCCGCGGACGATCACACACAGTATGCTCTTCTGGCCGGCCGCGCTGGTGGCCAAACCCTCTACGGCGGCAACGCTGCGAATCAGAACCTCATCCTGGGCGGCACGTCGCACGCCACTCATACCACCTCCATCATCTCGATGCTCGACCATGTCCAAATGGCTTCCAGCAAGGGCTTCAAGGACAGCGGCGGCACCACCCGGATTCTGCTTGCTACGGCCAGTCCGCAGACCCTCGTCACCGGCGACGCTCGGATCACCGGCTCCGCTGCTATCGGCTCGGTACTTCAGGCCGATACCTGGCTACGTGTTCACGGATTGAGCCCTAGCGCCAGCCTTATAGGAATAGAGATTGGGGCTGCCGGGTCAATTTTACTACCAGACGGTTCAACCAGCATCGGCATAAAAGGCCAGCCAACGTTTAGTTTGGGGGCTTCTAGCACCGGCCAGGAGGTTAGGGCGCTCCAGTTCGTTATGACCCTAAGCTCTGCGTCTCTCGCTACTCCTAACAGTTTCCAGATGGTTCGGGTTGGCCTGAACATATCTACGACCGCCAACCCCAATGCTCCTATTCTGACCGAATACGTCGGGCTTAGAGCGCTAAGCCCCGGCTACTTCGGTGGGAACATGACAATCTCAAATCACTACGGGATAGATATTGAGGCTTTGGCCCAGAACGCCGCCGTCGTGATTGGCGACCGCTATGGCATTCACGTGGGCGATCAAACGCTGGCGATGGCCGGCGGCGATGCCGCCTATGGAGTACAGGTTGACGCCTTCGACGCGGACGCGGACGGGTCGCAGTTCCCCTTCGCTTACGGTGATGTGGGAACGGAGCGGACCTATATCAATCGCGAAGGGGCGCTGACGGCCACGCAGTTCGTGACGCTCGGAAACCCTGTACTCACACTGACCAGCATCGCCACAAATGACGACCCCGCAGAGGTCGTCTACCAGAACAGAGTGGCGACGACTGACGCCACTGTGACCACCATCCACACGGTGACGATCCCGGCCTCGACGACGCTTCTCATTTGGGCTGTGGTTGTAGCTCGCCGGACTGGAGGAGTGGCGGGCACGGCTGAGGATGGTGCGGCCTACAGCGTCAGGCGTGCCTACAAGAACGTGGCGGGCACGGCAACTCTGGTGAACGCGGGGGATGTGGACGCCGACTACACAGCAGAAAGTCAGGCTCTGTGGGCGGTCACGTTCGTGGTCTCCGGCGGGACGGTGCAGGTGCGAGTTACTGGGGCCGTGAGCAACAACGTCACTTGGCACGCGACGATTCGTACCTGGGCAGTGGGCTCCTAGAAAGGGAAGAAATATGCCTCAGATTCTGACCAAAACCGCCGTCGCCTTCGATGATTTCCGCATCCAGAGGGTAGTGCAGCCCGATATGAGCTTCAAGTATTATGTGGCTGTGGGGTACCGTGTGGACACAACAGACGAGCCGATTCAGCGTGACCGCTACGTCGAACTGACCGGCGCTCAGGCGACGCAGGCCGCGACCATGTTCGCCAACATGACGACCCGGCTCAAAACAGTGGAGGCCATCCCATGAGGACGATCAAGCTCAAGACGCTGCGGGATAAGATCCAGGAGACCGATCCGGACCCTGTGGTCGAAGCGCTCAGCTTCGCTGAGATCGTTGCGGCCAACCTTTCTCCGAATGGCGGAGCTGCGCCTGCTGAGCAACGTCTCGCTGCGATCGCCGGAGCTCTGGACAGCTATCGGCAGACGCGCCCGCTGTTTCCCTATTCCTACCGCGAAGCTGTTCTGGCGGTGCTGATGGCACCGGTAAACGAGATGCGCATCGACCGCCTCCGTATGGTCGATAGGCTGTACGGGTTGTTCGAGAAGGCATCGGACGGAGACGTGATCTCACTGGAAGACGAGGAGTACCGCGCTCTCCTGGCCAAACTGACGGAGGTACAATTCACGGGCTACAATCGCTATCTCGTCCGGTTCGTTGACGACATTGAGGGGGCGCCGGCCCTCGACTTGAACGAGCCGCCCGCTGTCCAGAAGCATAGGAAGAAGGAGGCATAGCCATGGCCGGAACATTGAAGCGCCTGGTTGGGCCTGTCGCCCTGGTCGCCGGGGCTTACACAACGAACATCTACAATAACGCCTCGGCGCTGATCTATGACGTGGTCCGCCACATCCACGTCGCCAACAAGCTCGCCGCGGACACGTTCCGCTTGTATCTAGGAGCTACTGGGGGCAACGCGGCTGGCACGGAACTGTTCTTCGACTACCCGGTCGCGGCCAAGCAGAGCTATGACTACTACTGCTCCATGAAGATGGTCAGCACGGAGTTCTTGGTCGGCGGCGCCGCGACGACCCTGACGCTCGTCATGACGATTGAAGGTGAGCAGTATGTCGTCTAATGAAGTACCTCGTCTTCTACTGTCCCGCCTGTAGACACACGACCGCGGTCCCGGCAGAGCAGGTCAGGCCAGGTCCGGTGTACTGCGGCCGCTGCCGCCAAGAAAGAGGGCAAAAGGTGCGGGTGAGGCGAGATCTAACGGCTGAGGGAGTAGCGGCGCTCGACGTCGGTCTGGGCAGAACGTAGTTTAGGAGGTTCGACATGGCCGTGGGCAATCTGAAGAAGGCTCGTGAGATCAAGGCGCTGGCCGCAGAGCTCGAAGTGATCGCTGAGGACGTGCGGGAGAAGGGCGCGAACCCGATCAATGTCGTTCACGTCACCGCGCTGGCCGAGGTCTACAACACGCTGGGCGTGCTGATCGGCGTCGTGTAGGAGTACGCGGTGAAGATGATCTGGCCGTGTGGCAGCCTGGCCGATGTCACGCGTGGGTTCTGGTTCCCCAGTGACGGGTACTATCTGAAGAAGCACTACGCTGTTGATCTTGGCAAGCGAGTGACTTGGGGAACGCGTATCGCGTCGTGCCTGCCGGGGAAGGTGTCCTACAAAGCCTATGATCCCGTCTACAGCGGCCACTACATCTACGTGGATACGCCGATGGGGGACGGGATCGTCATCCGTTGCTGCTATCGACATCTGCTAGAATCCTCACCGCTGAAAGTTGGAGCCCCGGTAGCTCAAGGCCAGATCATCGGACGTGTCGGTGCCACCGGCGATGCGCAGGGGCCTCACCTACACTTCGACATGTGGGTCAACAAGCCGATCCGGGACGACAGTATCATCTGGAAGGCGCGGGTGGGCAGGTATGCTGTGGACCCGCTGATCTATCTGGGACAGGAGGTCTGCGTGACAAAGGCCGAGGTAGAAAAGATCGTGCGGGATACGACATTGACCCACGATGCCAGGGTGAAAACGATCCCAGGCTGGATCGACGCGCTCCTGGCTAACGTGGGGACTCTGAACGAACACACCAAGCATCCACCAGCCTAGAAGGAGGCGGGAGATGGGTCTCCGGACTGTTCTGGCGGTGGTGCTGGGTATTGTAGCCGTTGCCATCGGCTCTGGCCCCGCGATCGCCGTCACTGTGCTCCCGGCATCCAGCGCGCCCATCGTGATAACCGCGCCCGGCGTCTACGAGGGTGGGCCCGTCGACGTTGCCTGCCGGGCTGATCACGATATCGAGGTCCTGGCTGACGGTGTGACGATCCGCCACATGACGCTGCTGAACGCGAATGAGGCGGCCGTGCGCATCGGCACCCAGCGAAACGTCGTCCTGGAGAACGTCACGATCCGCGGCTTCAACTGCGCGAACCAGGAAGGCCAGCACCGCGCCGGCGTCGCCTGCTGGGGCTGCACCGCCCTCGCGGTCCGTAACTCGCACATCGAGACTAGCCGCACGTACGGTAACGGCATCTGGATCAAGAATTACGGGACAGGAACCGGCGGCGGCCACACGGTAACAGGTAACACGATCATCGGTGGCTTCGACGGCCTCGGTGGGGAGCCGGAGGACGTCGCGCACGGAGGTGTCTACAAGGACACGCTCATCGCCGGCAATCACATCGTTGACTGCGAGGATGATGGTATCCAGGTCGAGGGCGGCAACGTCAACGTGCGCGTTCAGGATAATGTCATAGACGGCTGCGGTTTCGGTGTCGCCTTCGCGCCCAACATCACCGGGCCGCTCTACATCGAGCGCAACCAGATCGGCAGCTCCGACGCCAATCTGTACGGCTCGTTAGGGTGCTTCAAGATTGGGGATGCGCGCGACTCCGGCGCGACCGGCGTTGCCTACGTCTCCGACAACGATTGCCTGATCGGGGCCAACTGCATCTCTGGCGGCGATGCCAAGTGCGGCGACGGCTTCAAGCAGACGAACGGCGGGCTCAGCCCGATCGTGGCGCGGCGCAACTGCATCCAGGTGCAGCGCTACGTGTTGGAGGCTGGCGATGTCTTCCCGGGCGGCACGTCCTTCGACGAGGACACGCTGTGGACCAGCGATGCGACGCGCTTCGTGAAGTGGGGCGGGACGCGCTACGGGAGCCTGGTCGCCTGGCGATCCGCGACGGGGCAGGAGACAGGTGGCGCGCAGCGTCAAGGCTGTGGCTCGGCGCCTACGCCAACACCAACGCCCACACCGGCTCCAAGTATCACCCCGATAACGTCAAGTCCGACCCCCTACGCCTCCCCTACGCCTACGTTCGCTGCTCCGACGCCCACCCCTCAGCCTACGGCCCCCCCAGCTCCTACCGCTACGCCAGCGCCACAATGCCAGCAGCGGACGCGGTGGCGGCTCCCTGGCGGCGTCTGGCACCTCTCGGCTTGGGTGCCTGTTGACTGCGCGTTGATCGGAGTGCCATAGTGGCGGCGAGATGTGGCGACGTTGCCCCGCTTGTAATCAGATGGTCCGACTGGCTCCCGAGCAGGCCGTTCGCGCTGAGACCGTGCTCCGGGCCGGTGACCGGTTCGTAGACCCGGACGGGACAGCCCACGGAGGCAGCTGCCCGGCCCGTGGCCGTCGCCCCGCCTTCCGCTACGCCCGGACGCTGCGCCGCTGGCTAGCGCACGTTGAGGGCGGTGAGCTGCCCATCGAGGAGCTGGTCGCGATAGGCCAGCACGTCGGGGTGCATGCGGAGCTGAGGCCAACGGTGGTGAAGCAAGCACTTGAAGGCGAGCTGGCGTTCGTGCTCCGCGAGAAGTTGCGCCGGCTCCCGGTGGGTCCGAAGGCGCTCGCGCGGACCTGGAGAACCGGCGCTCCGCCCTATTGACAGCCCGTCGTTGGCGTGCTACCGTCCAACGCAGTGGATGCTCAGCAAGGAGGAGCCGATGCCCGTCAAAGGGATTACTGACCGTCGGCGTCTGCCCCGCGTTGGCAAGATTCACCTCGGCGTGAGGGTGACGAAGCCCGGCACCACCATCGAGTACCCGCAGCAGACGGAATACTTCGTTGTGAAGGAGGAGCCCAGCACGTCTCTGGACGCTGTGCAGGCGTTCCGCGAGATCTATGGCGAGAAGCCGCGTGAGCTGGACGTCATGTTCCCGGTGGACGACGACTCGCTGTTCGCCGACGTGAACCTGAAAATGTACACGGGCTCCTGGGGCCTGACCTGCAGGGGCGATGGTGAGACCGCTATGGCGAAGTGGGACCCGGCGCAGGACGGACCCCGTCCCCAGCGACCGGATGAGGATGAGCGGCCGTATCCTCGGGCCGGCACATGGGCCAACAAGAGCAGCCAATCGTGGGTCTACCAGACGATCCCCTGCCTGGCGGACCGCTGCCCGATGCAAGGCGAGAAGCCTCAGTGTCGCACCGTGCAGAACCTCCAGTTCGTGCTGCCGCGTGTTCGCGGCTTCGGTGTCTGGCAGATCGACACGGGCTCCTGGAACAGTATTCAGAGCGTGTTGAGCTGCATCGCGATGGGGAAGGCGGTGACGGGCGGGCGGGTCCGCGGGATACCGCTCAAGCTGAGCCTGGTGCCGAAACAGGTCACGCCCAGCCAGGCCGGCAGCGGTGCGGCCGTCGGGGTTGAGCACGGCGGCAGCGTGAAGACCACGACGGTGCAGGTGATGGATCTCCGGCTGCCCGACATGACGCTGGAGCAGATGGTCCTGGCAGCATCGAAGCTGCCGGAGCACGCGCTCCTGCCGCCGCCGGAGCCGGTCGATGAGGAGGAGCCGCCGGATGATACTGACGCCGGCGTGTACGTCGCCGCGGTGGCGGAGATGACGGGCGATGCGGTTAATTCCAATACAAAACCCGTTACGTCCACCACAGTGGATGACCAGGCCCCCGACGGGCCTGCCGAATATACTCCCCCACCGAGCGGCCTGGTGCTCACCCTGGGCGATCTGCTGAACCGCTGCCGCGCGGAGTTCGGGTACGACAAGGCGGCGGTGCTGAAGGTCCTGAAGGTGGCCAAGCCGGAGGAGATCGCCGTGCCGTTCCAGCAGGCGTACGAGCTGGTGCGGGACGTGGCTGCGTCGACGCAGGCGGGACGCTAGTGAGGCTGCGATTTCCGGTTAGAATGCGGCGAGATGGTATCGTTCTGTCGGGGCGGGTACTCTTTGTAATCTATGTCACACTGGGTCTCCTGCCGCTGTTAGTGTTGCTGCTCGTCCGCTGGTTATGACCAGGACGGCCGCGCAGATATTGTGGATGCTGGTTCTGATTGTTACGCTGCCTATCTGGCTGGCGGCAGGCCTTACCTGCTCGATCTGTGCAGGCACGCGCGACGCCGACTAATGTCTGATATCGAGCGCGAGCCGATCCGGCCGTGGCAGAGCGGCACCGACGTCACGGAGGCGATGACTGGCGTCCGCCTTGATCTGGAGATGTGCGCGATCTGCACCCGGGTGCGTGGTGTCGGCGATCACCACATCATCTTCCGCTCGGCTGGCGGCCACGAAGGCCCGACGCTGCCGGCCTGCGATGTTTGTCACGGGCGCGTCCATGACCGGGAGTGGACGGTCGTGATCGAGGAGAGTGGCCTGTCCCTGACCGACCGGGAGGGTCAGGTCATCTGGCGCCTGCAGCGCTGGCCGCTGCCAGGCGAGCCCGGCGAGTTCGTCCAACTGTTGGACCGTGTGACGCAGGCCACAAAGTTGATGCCCGAGATGGCGCCGGCGCTGCTGCCCTGGCAGGCAGCGGAGGTGTTCCGGGCGCTCAAGGAGGTGGGCGAGGGCGGCTGGCGTGGCCAGTGCCGCCTGGCCGGCGAGCTGTACCGGTGGCGGATGCCCGGCCTGAGCGGGCCCGAGAAGGTCGACGCGCTGTGCGGCCTGTTCGACCTGCGCCGGAGCCAATCTTATGACCTTCTTCAGGTCGCGTCCGCATTTCAGGGCTCCGATGCGCTGGAGGAGACGCCGCTGTCGATGGGGTACGCGATCGAGGCGGCACGCAGCACGGACCCGGAGAAGTGGCTGCACGTCGCGGAGGAGCGCAAGGCCGAGCACAAGGCGTATTCGCGTGACGACCTGAAGGTGGAGATCATCAAGGCCGAGGAGCGAAAGTGGCCGGCGTCGGACGTCACACCGGAGGGCGAGCGCCTGCCGCCTGTGCAGAAGCGGTGGGGCAAGTGCCGCGGCTGCTCCCGGGTCGGCTGGTTCGATTTGCTTCCGGTGGGGAGCGAGGAATGATCGGCGCTCTGCGCTGGCGCCTAGCTGTCAGTCCGCGTCCCCGGTACCGCCGCGGCGTTCTGTGGTCGTTGCTCTGCCTGGTTCTTGACCACAGAATCGCGCAGGAGCACCAGACGCTGTGGGGCGAGATATGGTGTCTTCAACCCCACTGCTCGCGCTGCGGCGTGCACTTCACTGACGAAGATGTGGGCTTGCCGGAGTGGCGATGATCGTGGACGTCGTTTGGTGGACCGGCTGCGTGCGCTGCCGCGGCTGCGGCTGGGAGTGGGTGGCGGTCTGGCCCAACACGACCGCCAAACTCGAGTGCCCGCTGTGCCGGAAGATACTGGCCACGCCGCTGCCTGGAGAGGACGCGGTGTACTGGTGGAACTAGGAGGTTGTCCATGACGGGATCGATCTGCGACGAATGTGCGAAGCTCGTGGAAGGCCCGAGGCCGGCGAGCTGGATCGTGATACAGACGCATGGTTATCATTCTCCGCGAGCGGAGCTGTGTAGCTGGGGGTGCGCGACTGCTTGGCTAGCCAAGAACCAGCGCGGCTTCGAGGGTCACGAGCCGCCCGCATGACCGAGAAGCGGCTGGTCATCGGCAAGGACGGCTTCAGCCTGCCGCTGGACTCCGTGACGCAGACGTTCGCGATCCTGGCGAAGCGTGGGGTCGGCAAGACGTACACGGCTGGCGTGATGGTCGAGGAGATGGTGGCGGCTGGGCTGCGCGTCGTAGTGCTGGATCCGCTGGGCGTCTGGTGGGGACTGCGGGCCAGCGCTGACGGCAAGCGGGAAGGGCTGCCTGTTATGGTGCTGGGCGGCGAGCACGGTGATCTGCCTCTGGCGGAGGGCGCCGGCGAGATCGTGGCGGACCTGATCGTCGACCAGGTGATCTCGTGCGTCATTGATCTGTCCCTGTTCCGGAAGGGAGAGCAGCGCCGCTTCGTGACGGACTTCGCGGAGCGGCTGTACCAGCGCAACCGCGACCCGCTGCACGTGATGCTGGACGAGGCCGATTCGTTCGCTCCGCAGAGGCCGATGAAGGGCCAAGAGCGGATGCTGGGCGCGATCGAGGACGTCGTGCGGCGTGGCCGGGCGCGTGGCCTGGGCGTGACGCTGGTCACGCAGCGGTCTGCCGTGCTGAACAAGGACGTGCTCAATATGGCTGAGGTGCTCGTGGCGATGCGGACGCTGGCACCGTCGGACCGAGAGGCCGTGGACGCCTGGGTCAAGGTGCACGGCGAGCCTGAGCGCCGCCAGCAGCTGATGTCGTCACTGGCTTCGCTGCCGATCGGCTCCGCCTGGTTCTGGAGCCCCGGCTGGCTCGATGTGTTCCAGTTGGTGGCGATCCGCGAGAAGCGGACGTTCGACAGCTCGGCCACGCCGAAGGTGGGTCAGCGGATGGCCCAGCCGAAGCGGTTGGCTCCGGTGGAGCTGAAGGCGCTGGAGAAGAAGCTGGCCAGCGTGATTGAGCAGGCGAAGGCGAACGACCCGAGGGAGCTGAGGCGGGAGATCTCGCGGTTGAATGTTGAGCTGAGACAGGCCGGACGCCCGAATGTCGCGACTGTGGCCATCGTCCAGTTCGATGAGGTGCGTCGGGAGCTGGCCCTGGCGAAGGATAAGGCCCGCGTGGCGGAAGATGGCTTGCGCCAGCTGGTGACGGAGGTGCGCGAGTTCATCGGCAGCGCCCGCAACGTTGTTGACAGGCTTCAGGCTGGCATCGAGCGCCTGGAGAATGGCAAGACGGCGCGTGGCTCAGCCAAGGCAGAGCGTCGGCCTTATAAGCCGGAGGTCGCGGGTTCGAGGCCCGCCGCGCCGATCAGTGAGCCCATCGTCTTGACCGACACGCCGCCACTGAAGGCTGGGGCCCGGAGGATGCTGGAGGAGCTGGCCAGCCGCCATCCGACGGTCTGGACTCGCTCGCAGCTGGGCCTGCTGACGGGTTTCGCGCCTCGTGGTGGAACGTTCTCCGGGTACCTGTCCGCGCTGAAGGTCCGCGGGTTCATCTCGACGGCGGGCGCGGCGGTGGCGATCACCGAGGCCGGTCTCGCTGCTGCTGGCACGGTCCCGGCGGCACCGGCGTCGCATGAGGACGTCATGGCGATGTGGCGGAAGAATCTGAAGGCCGGCTGCTACCGGATGCTCGAGGTGGCGCTGGAGCGCGGCCCGATCAGCCGCGAAGAGCTGGGTGAGGCGGCCGGCTTCGCGGCTAGCGGCGGCACGTTCGCAGGGTACTTGAGTGTCCTGCGACGGAACGCGCTGATCGAGGAGCAGGACGGCCAGATCACGGCCGCATCGGTTCTGTTGCCCAGCCATGTATAAGATAACGGTCGTAGCGCTGATCGCCGTGCTGGCGAACATGTTCGTGCAGGAGCGCCGCACGGTTCGGATGATGTATCAGGGGCACAAGAAGGGGCGCTGTTTCCCGCCTCACTGTTCGGTCTGCGATGGGAGCGAGTGGCCCGATGGCACCCGCCGAGGCAAGAGTCTGTTGGCACGTGTCTGGCAGTGGGCCGTCGGCGTCCCTCATCATGGGCGGACCCTGTACGGCGGTCGGAGCCCGTAGTTGGAGGGAATCCACATGCCGCCAACAAAGACGCCGGTAGAATGTGGATAAGCGGTCGGGTAAAGCATTGACACCGTTGGCGCGCGCGCCGATGATGGGCTTCCACGGCCGCCTTACATGTAGAGGGAGCTCCTGAAGGTGACCGCGCCACCTGTAGAGCCGCTCGCCACGACTCCGTGGAGGCCGCCCCGTTGCCACTTCGCGTTCGGACGCCTGTTCGCCGCTGGGGTGGGGTGGGGCGTCGTAGCTCTAAATAGCGAAGACGTCACGAGTAGCGACGTGGTGCTTTCTCTCTTAGAATGGGATAGAAGTACGTCGCTAGACGCCAGAAACGTCGCTAGGTTCTGAGGGACGTGTCGATGGCCTTGACCAATAAGCGCTCGAAGGCGAAGGGCCCGGCTTTCGCCTGCGATGAGTGCGGCGGCGTGTTCAGCCGTTGGGAAGGCAAGTGCCCGGCGTGCGGTGCCTGGAACACGCTGCGGGAGACCTCGGCGAAGGCGGCGAAGGGCGCGAGACAGAAACGTTCGGAGGCAGAGCCGCTGCCGGCGGCAGGACGGGCGGTGGTTGAGCGGCTGGTTGAGGGGCTGCGAGGACAACGCAGGCGCGCCGAAGAGATCGTGTCGCTGCTGCTGGCGCCGCGGCCGGGCGGCTACGGGCTGGAGATGGCCGCCGTGATCGAGCTGGCCGACGAGGTGATCCACCGCCACCGGCAGTCGCCGCGAGCGGACCCGATGGCGTACATGGTGACGTTGGCGAAGTCGCACCGCCGCGGCCGCGGGCTGCCGAGAGGGGACGTGCCGAACTGGGACGAGCTGCAGAATGCCGGCCCAATGCAGGCGCTGAAGGATGTCATCGAGGAAGTGCGTGAGAAGCTGCCAGTGGTCACGCAGGTTGCTAGCGGCCCGTTGAGTTGGCCGCACCGCCTGCCGTTCCATAGCTGCCGTGAGCGGTGCGAAGACGGCGAGTGCATAGGGTGTGGCGGCGCCGGCTTCGTGAGGCGGCCGCTGAGGCTGTCGGACGAAGGTATCGTGCCGCAGCTCGTCGCGCCCTGCCGCAGCTGTGGCGGCGAGAAGCCGGAGGAGAGGGTGGCGCGCTTGCTTGCCGTGTCAGGTCTTGAGCCGGCGCACCTCAAGATGCGGCTGGCTGACCTGCAGCCGGTGGACGGCCTGGAGCCCGCCCTGGCGGCGGCCCAGCGCTTCTTGGAAGGCGAGGTGTCGCAGCTCGTGCTGACGGGTGGGACGGGCCGCGGCAAGACGCATATCGCCGTGGGCGTGCTGCGCGAGTGCATCGAGCGCGGCGAGGCCGGCTTCTATCTGAACGTCGCCCGGTTCCTGGAGCGGTTGCGGTCCACGTATAGCGATAAGTCAGATGAGGAGCCCGAGTCCGTGCTCGTGGCCGCGATGACCTGGCCGGTTGTCGTTCTGGACGACGTCGGCGCCGAACGGCAGACGGAGTGGGCGCGGGAGAAGCTGTACGAGATCGTGGACGCCCGGTACGCGAACGAACTGCGCACGATCGCGTGCTCGAACTTCGATACGCACCTGTGGGAGCCGCGGGTGCTGTCGAGGCTGCTGGACCGCCAACGCAGCGCGACGGTGACGCTGGCGACGCCCGACTACCGCCTGCAGCCGGTGAAGTGAGATGAATCCGGTTCAGCCAGTGGTCGACATTGTGGATCATGGGCCGATGCCGGGATCGGTGCTGTTTGCATGGTGTAACCTGCGGGCCGCGGTGTTCCGTCTCGGCAGAGCGATCAAGGCGACGTGGCGAAGAGCAGTTCGTGTTGGATGACGGATGTGACGGTGTACCAGTGATCGGTGTAATGGTATGACCAGCTCGCCAGAAGGAGGAGTGATGCTCGAAACAGAGGAGCAGGCCACCTGCGTAGGTTGCGGTTGCACGGACTCCAACGCTTGCCCAGGCGGCTGCTCCTGGACTTGGGTCAAGCGAGATGAGGGCCGTGGCTGGTGCGCCGCCTGCAACGCCATTGACCCATTGAGACGCATTGTGGCTGGCTCTCCGGCTGAGGAGCCCGTCGCCAGAACGGAGGACTGATGCCCGCACAGCCGAAGGCACAGATCGGGATGGACGACACTTTCATCGAGAACCCGGAGCTCCAGGACCTGCTGGAGAAGCGTGAGGAGGCGAAGACGCCACTGGCGGAGGCCCGTGCGGCGTTCAACAAGCTGGACGCCGAGGCGAAGGCGAAGGTGATGGGGCTGGAGATCGCGCCCGGCGAGGAGGTGCGCTGCGGCCGCTTCATGCTGTCGAAGAGCCAGCAGACGGAGGAGGAGAAGTCGTTCCAGCAGCACGCCAAGACGACGGCGCACATCAAGACGCTGAAGGTGCCGGAGTAGTGGAGCGGCCGTTCTTCGACCCGCAACCGACGCTGTGGGTGGAGCCAGCGGTCGCCGATACAGACGGCCGCCGCCCTGGAGAGCCGTGCTGCGTAGCGGAATGCTGGATGGGTGCCGACTACGTGGTGAACGACGAGCGTGGCCGGGTGCCGCTGAGGAGGGCAGTGTGTGGGCGACATCTGGCGCTGTTCACGGCGCCAGTTGAGGAAGCCGCCAACGCGATGATATAATGGCGGCGAGATGAGCCGCAACGTCGCGATCAGGACAGATGAACAGCGCCACCAGTACCGCGGCTTCCTGCTGCGGCACTGTGGGAATCCGCTGCGCAGCCTGACGTCTTGCGGCCTTCACCCGCCGATCTTCGAGATGACGCACGCGGAGCTGCGCCAGGCCGCGCTGGACGAGCTGGGGTTCGCGCCGAGCCGCCAGTACGTGTACCTGCAGACGCGACGGCTAGGGATCCGTTCGGTCCGCCATGGCGGCCACGCGCCCATCGGGCGGCCGCTCACCGGCCTGGAGCGCTATCAGCGGTTCCGGGAGCGCGTGCGGCAGGACCCGGTGGCCGAGGCCGCGTTCCGGCAGCGACGCCGCGCGTCGGACAGCAAGCGGCGCCAGACGCCCAAGTACCGGAAGTACAACGCGGAGCGCATGAAGCGCTACCGCGAAGAGCGCGCACAGCGTGAGCCGGCGATGGCCGGCAGCCCCTCCTAGCGCCTGTAGTGCGATCTCGCCGAATCCTCCTTTGTTCTACCTTTGTTCTATTGACACACCGCGTTAGTGTGTTACGATAACTATAGGAAGGAACAAGCAAGGAGGCCAAGCGATGAAGTGCAAGTGCTGCGGCGAGAAGCTCACCGTCGTGCGCTACCGCTGCGTGGCACAGGAGCAGGGAGGCCAGCCCAAGGATGGCTGGCTCTGTCCGCAGGAGGGCAAGTAATGCCCTGGTTCTGCAAGGGATGTGGCGAGCGGCGCGGTGGATCGGCTTGCAAGAAGTGGTGTCGCGAGAAGTATGGCGACGTCGGAGCTGAGCGTGTGCCGCCGCTGGACGGCATGGTGTTCGTCAACGACGACGGCACGGGAGTCCCGCGCAGGGAGCAGCGCGTCTACGACGAGGCGGTGTGTAAGCGCGGAGCCGCCCGGCCGGCATCGTTGAAGGGGCCGCGCCCGCAGGGTTGGGTGCAGGCGATGGAGCGCATAGGGGATCGTGCGGCAGTCGTCATAGCCGGCGGCGTGTCGGCAGGAGGTTGCGAGGAATGAACCGTTGTTCAAAGTGCAGTCGGTTCCTCTACTACGGGCTGGAGCACGAGTGCAAGCCCATCGGCGTGACGCTGGCGGAGTTGGCGCAGACGCGGGTCAAGCGGGTGCGGTTGCCGCGCCGGCGGAAGCTGCGTGACTGGCGACACGGCGAGCCGACCACGATAGCCAAGATCGAGCACCTGCCGTGAATGGCATACTGCGCATCACCGGCTGGGACTGCCCGGCGGGACTGCCGGCGGCCGAGGTCCCTGGGAAGAGCGGCCGCTGGCGAATCGCGTATCACCGGAAGGCGCCGGCGACGTACTGGCTGCACCGTCAGTACGCGGACGCGAGCTTCTATGAGCTAACCGAGCGGGGCCGGACGACCAGACTCCAGCAGCGGCGGAAAGGCGTGTGGAAGGACTGGATGACGGACGACCCGCTGTACTGGATGGCGATGTACCGGCTGGCCGAGCAGGTCAAGGGCCCGCGGGTTCTGGTCGGCGGGCTCGGCCTGGGAATCGTGCTGCGTCATCTGAAGGTGCTGCGGCCGGATGTCCGCGAGGTCGTCGTGGTGGAGCGTAGCGCAGAGGTTGCCGCGCTGACGTGGGAGCCGCTGTCGCAGTCCAACGTGTTGGACGAGCGGTTCCGGCTGGTGATGGCTGACTTCTTCGACCTGCCGGAGGTGGTCCGTGAGACGGCCTTCGACACGGTACTGACGGACTTCTGGGTGGGCGCACCGAAGGACCCGCAGGTGCAGGAGCTGTTCGCCCGAACCTGGGCCGAGGTGAACCGGTGGTGGCCTGACAGCAAGCAGTTGTACCACGGCCTGCAGTTCTGGGCCACGAGGATGAGTGAGTTGAAGCAGGCGGGCGCGCTGGACAGCTTGCGCCCTGAGCAAGTGCGGAGAGTGCTGGCGCTGAGCGCGCCGGCGTAGAAAGGAGGCCGCGATGACGGCCAAGAGTAGCGGGAGCGCCGTGATCAGCTTCGGCATGGTGAATGTGCCGGTGCGGTTCTACGGCGTGGTCCGAGAGAAGGACGTCCGGTTCAACCAGGTGCACCGCGAGTGCGGCAGCCGGACCAACGCCCCGACGGTCTGCAGGATGTGCGACCGTGAGGTGGAGCGGACGGAGCTGGTCAAGGGGTACGACACCGGCGCCGGCATCGTCCTGCTGGAGGAGCAGGACTTCGAGGGTCTGCCGCTGGAGTCCAGCAAGGCGATTACGGTGACGCGGTTCGTGCCGGCGGCCGAGTTGCCGGTGGTGATGGCGGCGAAGTCGTACTACCTGGCGCCGGACGAGCGGACGAAGGCTCCGCAGAAGGGGTTCGTCCTGTTGCGCGACGTGCTGGCTGAGACGGGCCAGGCGGCGATCGGGAAGCTGGCTCGGTCCGGCAAGGAGCAGCTGGTGGCGCTGCTGCCCGAGGGTAGGGCGCTGCTGATGCTGTACCTGCACTGGCCGGACGAGGTGTCGGCGTCGGGCGAGGTGGAGTCGTTGATCGAGGACGTGCAGGTCAGCGATATCGAGCGGAACCTAGCGAAGGAGCTGGTGTCGGCGCTGGCCGGGCCGTTCTACGAAGTGCGCGAGGAGCACGATGAGTACCGGTTCGCGCTCGAGGCGCTGCTCGCGTCGAAGCAAGACGGGACAGCACTGCCGACTCTCACGGAGCGCGCCGCGGTGCCAGCGCCCGACATGCTCGATGCGCTGCGGGCCAGCGTCGAGGCTGCGAAGGCCAGGAAGGAGGCCGCGTGATGGGTTACACGCACTACATGTATCTGAACAGGGCGGGCCAGCAGGAGCTATGGACCGAGGCGGTCATGGCGGCCCGCCAGATTGTCGAGGCGTCCCCGGTGCCGCTTGGCGACGCCTGGGGCGAGGGTCCGGGGCCCGCGTACACGGATGAAGGCATCATGGCGAACGGCGTTGGTGAGGACGGGCACGAGACGCTGTCCGTGCCGGCCACGCTGGCGCAGCTGGAGCACCAACCGTACTTGAAGGCCGATTGCCACTTCGGCACGGACGGTCACTTCCTGTTCTGCAAGACGGCGTACAAGCCGTACGATGTGGTGGTGACGGCCGTCTATGCTGCGCTGAGTCTGATTGGCGGCCCGCAGTGTGTGAGGGTCAGTTCGGACGGAGAGCCCGAGGACTGGCGGGAGGGCTGCGAGCTAGCCAGCAGGGTGCTGGGCCGTGAGGTCCCGGTGCCGCTGACGGAGGCCGCCTGATGGTCTGTTACTGGTGCTCGTGCAAGGGCAAGAAGGTGCCGGCGACGAAGGACGGCGGGCGTTGGGCCGATGTGCGATAAGTGCGCGCTGCTGGACAGGAGATCGCGGTGACGCGCCCGCGGGTGAAGAAGCGCCCGCGCGGCGGCAACCTGCCGAAGGCGGAGATCCTGCGCGTGCTGCGGTTCCTGACGCAGCACCAGGCGGAGAAGGGGATGGCGCCGACGGCCCGCGAATTGGCTGACGGCCTGGGCTACTCGTCCTCGTCGGTGGCGCAGTACCGGCTGGACGCGCTGCTGGAGCGGGGGCTGGTCGTTGTCGACGTGGGCAAGTCCAGGTCGGTGCGCGTGACGGAGGCGGGTCGGGTAGAGGTCGCTCAGGACCCGGCCGAACGACTGTTGGCGCTGAACGCCGGCGACGGGCTGATGACGGTGCGGCAGTTCCTGGCGATTCCGCAGGGCGAGCGCCCGACGATGATGGACGCCGAGTGGCTCTGGAACCGCATCGGCCGACTGAGGGAACTCGTAAGGCGAGCCGAGGTTATCATCAGCACCGAGCTCGAACCAGCACCGGCACAGATGCAGCCTGGCGGCAAGTTGCAGGGCGCAGCGCTAGAGATAGCAGACTGGCTGGTAGATGCCCGCCGAGAAGTGCGGCCGCGTGTGAAGGAGGTGACGGGTGCCACGGATTGACGAGATGTTCGCGTTCGTCGCCGAGGAGGCGCCGGGTGACGAGGGCATTGTGGCGGAGTACCGTGGCGGCATGTGGCTGCCGATGGTGGGAGCCGACATGGCGCGGGTCGAGTCGCTGCGGCCGCTGGCGCAGTCGGTGGCCCGGTCGACCGGCCTGAAGATCAAGCTGGTGCGATTCGAGAAGCGCGTCGAGCTGGAGAGTTGCTGCCATGAGCGTGAGCGTTGACGAGGGGACAGGCCGGTGGCTGCAGGAGGCCGGTGGCGAATGGCCTGCTCTTGTCGAGGCTCTGGACGCCGCGTCGACCGAGAAGTGCGTGGACTGCGATTATCAGCTGGGCGGGCTGCTGGGTACCTTCACGTGGGGCATCGCGAACGGGCAGGGCCACTGCAGCCAGTGCGGCTTTCCGTACCTGTACTATCACAGGTTCGAGAGGCCACCCGGCCCGAAGGGGCCACGGACGGATGTGGTTCTGCTGGCGTTCGTGCCGCTCGCGGAGCTGCCGGTGATTGAGGAGGTGGTGCCAGGGATATGACTCCGAAGACGATGAAATGCCCGCGCTGCAACCGGAAAGGGAATACGAGCTGCCCGATTTGCAATGGAGCTGGACGCATTCCCCGTAAGCAAGGTTACTAGGAGGAGAATCATGACGACCGGAACGACACAGAGCTTCAGCGAAGGGAAGCAGCTGTCCACGGATCTGCGGGCCAGCGAGCCCGAGCAGATGGCGGCGCTGGTCCAGGAGCTGGAGCGGATCAGCAAGACGGCGAAGGACTACGTGGTGGCGGCACCGCAGGTCGAACTCACGGGCGACCTGCAACGTGCTCACGATTGGGACGCCGACGGAACTGTCTGCCGGCGATGCGGCACGTCGGTCGATGGTGGTGAGCTGCCCGACGCCAACTGTGAAACCGATAGCCCGATGGGCCCGCATCTGCAGCTGCCGGTGGCGATGAGCGCGAAGGCTCAGTTTCGCGTTAACCGCGTCGCGCATGAGCAGATCGCTGAGAAGATGCAGATCCCGCAGGTGTACTACAGGCGGATGCAGAGCGAGGCGCCGGAACTGCTCGCAACCAATGTGAACCACTGGCTCGGCCAGTCGAAGTCGAACCTGCTGCTGCGGACGCTGGACAGCGACGTGCGGGCTGTGCTGAGCGACCGCTTCCGGGCGCTGGACAACTACGACCTGTTCTTCCACGTAGGGCAGGTGGCGCGTGATGCCGGCGCCGTGGTGCAGCGGCTGGACCTGTCGGACGAGCGGTTCTACATGCGGCTGCTGCAGCCCGGCTTCGCTGCCAAGATCACCGGCCGCGGCGAGGACCTGGCGACCAAGGGCAAGATGTTCTCGACCGGTTACCGCAACGACAACGGCACGTGGCAGGGCCCGGATGACGATGACCCGGGCGGCGACTGGGTGTTCGGCGGTGTCGTCACGAGCAACTCGGACGTCGGCCGCGGTGGCCTGAACGTGGAGTCGGCCGTGTTCCGTGCGACCTGCCGCAACCTGATCGTGGTCGCCAAGACGCTGCACAGGGTGTACATCGGCGAGCGGCTGGAGGGCGGCTTCCAGGTGCAGAACGACACGCGCCAGGCGAAGGACCGGGCGGTGTGGCTGGAGGTGCGCGACCTGGTGAAGGCGACGTTCGACCCGGAGCAGTTCCGCGTGATGGTGAACCGGCTGAACGAGGCGCAGGCTACGGTGCTCGAGGAGCCGGCGCAGGCCGTCGACGTGGTGGTCGAGCACTACGGCTTGCCGGAGGAGGACAAGCAGGCGATACTGAACGAGCTGCTGAGCGGCACGACGGGCCCGACCGTGTGGGGCCTGCTGAACGCGGTCACGATCCAGGCGCACGGCCGGCAGAGCGTGGAGGCGGGAATCGAGGTCGAGCGGATCGGCGGCGACATGCTGACAAAGGTGCCGGAGCTGGTCAAGGTCCGGCGGGTGTAGACGGCGTGGAGACTGTTGGGATCGTGCTTGCCCTGGCTGCGTTTGTGGTCCTGCTGGTGTCGATTACCGCGGACGTTATGAGCCGAAGGAGATATCGGCGGCTCGCGGAGGGCCGTCTGTTGCGGTTGCGTGCCGAGCAGGCTCTGCCGCTGGACCGGCCGGATTACGCGGCGATCGCGTCTGGCGTCTGGCGCACACAGGAAGAACTCGCGGATTTCGAGGAGCAGCTGGGTCGGCTGCGCCATAATTGACGGTTGCAATTCAGCGAAAGGAGGTGATGCAGAAGTGATAGACGAACGCGATCCCACGAACGGCGCCGAGACGCCGGCCCCAGAGCCGGAACCGGCCGCCGAAGAGCCGGCCGCCGAAGAGCCGGCCGCCGAAGGCGAAGCCCCGGCCGAGCCGGTGGAGACGCCGGCGGCCGAGTAAGCACGGCCCGATGAACAGCAGGTGGGTGGCGAGCGCCACCCACTTTGCATTTGACACACCGGCGTTGGCGTGCTACAAAGTACGCGTGCCGAGAACAGTAACCAGGATAGTGTGGGAGAATCGTTGCGCCTATTGCGGTGCCGTGGCGAACAGCCAAGACCACTTAATGCCGTTGTCGCGCGGTGGGGCGCACGCTTGGTGGAACGTCGTTCCCGCCTGCATGGCGTGCAATCTATCGAAAGGACCCCGCGAGGTGCCGAAGCCCGTTCAGACGCGTATGCCTCTATGCTGACCTCATTGCGGATACGCAATTTCCAAAGCCTAGCCGATGTGGAGCTAGAGCTCGGGCACCTTAGTGTTATTGTTGGCGCCACCAACTCGGGAAAAAGTGCCGTCGTTCGCGCGTTGGAGAGCCTCTTTTTCAACCGGTCCGGAAATGAATTCATTCGAAGCGGCCAGAATGAATGCACAATAGATGTGGAGCTAGATGGGCGAAGGCTGCGATGGATCAAGCGAGGCGGGGCGGGCGGCGTGTATGAACTGGATGGTGAGGTGATCTCGCGGGCATTAAAAGAGCTGCCGCCAGAACTACTGGGATTGATCGGGGTGCGTGAGATTGAGGGCGAGGGCTTCAGGGCGCGGGTACAGGTTGATGGACAGTTCTCACCGCCCTTCTTACTTGCCGGAACGGGTGGCCAGGCGGCCCGGCTGCTGGCGAAAGTCTCCAAGCTGGACGTCCTTGTGACGGCGCAGGTGCTGGCGCGGCGCGACAGGGAGCGGACCCACCGCGCAGGCGCCGAGGCCGCTAGCCAGGCGTCCGAGCTGGCCGAACGCTTGGCCGCCCAACCGGATTACGAGGCCCTGCTGATGCGCTGGCGCTTGCTGTGCTCGGAGTGGAACATCGTGGAGGAGAAGCGACGGAGACTGGAGGTAGCGTCGGTGCAGATCGTCCGCCTCCGTGGGCTGCAGGCGATGAAGGCACGCTGGAATCAGGCCCGGCTGCCGGAGCTTGCGGCGGCGCTGTCGACGCCGGAGTCGTTAGGCCGGATGGCGCAGGCGGTCCAGCACCACCTGGCGGTCCGTGGCCGGCTGGACCGCGCGGCGGCCGACGTGGCGGCCGCAACTGATAGAATGAGTGCGTTGGAGAACGAGTTGCACGGGGCGCTGGCGGAGCTGGAGATCTGCCCTGTCTGCCAGAGGCCGATGCGAAAGTGAGGTGCGTTGTGGTCGAACGGCTTAGCCTGCGAGGAGTAAGATAAGATGCCGACGCCGGCGCACGAGTTTGGTGGTGGTGACGGGGTGTGTGCTGGCGTTGGTTGTGAGCACGTACCTGGCGTCGATGGCCGGGGCCGTGCTGGCCTTAGTAGCAGGAGGTGACGGATGGAGCCTGACGCGATCTGCACCTGCGGCCACGTCTGGGACACCAGTGCGATACGATGTCGCATATGATCTGCGATACGATGTACGCCGTGCGCCGATTGCAGATCCCAGCCCCGTGCTAACGCTCCGGTTGCCGCCCGACAAGGCGGCGTTCGTCGCTGGCTACAGGGACGGCGGCGGTAATCCGGCCTGGGAGGAGCACTTCCTGAACGTGGTGATCCCGTGCGAGAGCCGCTGGTCGTGGACGCCGTCGGAGGAGGCGAAGCATCTGTCGGTGGCGCAGTTCCACCCGGACTCGTGGCGCCGTGCCGCGGCGCATACGGGGCTCGCGGACCCGGCGAAGCTGTACGACGTCGGCGCCAACGTGGCGTGGTGGTCGTCGCACATCACGAGTCCCGGCGGAACCGGTGGCTGGCCGGCCTGCTGGTGGGCTGGGCCGTGATACGGGTACGAGGTCGCTGGCTGGACAGGTTCCTCAAGTTCGGCGTTAAGAGGACGCCAGAGCAGGCACGGCGCGACAAAGAGGCGGCACCGAAGCCTATCCAGCGCAAAAGAGGAGGCCACAACCTGGTCAGTTGCGCACTCGGGCATCGGTATTGCCCGGCGTGCAACATCAGCTGCCCGAGGTGCGCAGACCCGTCCCGGCAGGAGGATAGGCTGGCGTGAAGCAGTGTACGAGGTACGGCGTTTGTCCTCACGAGGTGGAGCGTGCGGCTCCTGTTCTGGACTGACCCGCATCTGGCCGAGCGGCCGCCGTTGTCCCGCGGCGCCGGTTACTGCGATGAGCTTTTCGCCAAGATCATGGAGATCAGGAGTCTGGCTGTTGACTGCGACGTGACTATTCTGGGCGGTGACTTATGGCACTGGCCGCGGCCGCCGGAGACGTCGCACCGCCTGGTCCGCCGTGTGATAGAATGCCTGCGTGACTGGCCAACGCCGCTGTACGTCGTCGCCGGCAATCACGATCTGCCGCCCGAAGGGATGGAGGGTCTGTCGCGGACGCCGCTGGGAGTCGTGCTGGAGGCGCTGAAGGAGAACAGCATGCCGGTGGAGCTGTTGGGTGAGACGGTTCTCAGATATGACTCCAGCCCCGTCGGTGCCCGCGTGCAGCTGACGGCGCGCCACTGGAGCCATCATCTTGACCAGCACCCGGAGCTGTACGCGTTCCCGTCGCGGCACCCGGGCGCGGACTTCGCTGTCCTGGTGTCGCACGGGATGGTGATGCCGGAAGGCGATGGTTGGCCGTTCCCTGCCGTGGGCATGCAGCAGATCGAGACGGAGGCCGACGTGGTGCTGCTGGGCCACATGCACTGGCGGACCGGCGTGCACAGGGTGAACGGCACGCTGTTCGCTGGGCCCGGCGCCGTCGCCCGCACCAGCCGGAGCGAGAGCGAGATGAAGCGCCGGCCGGCCGTCCTGGTGTTGACGCTGGAGCGCGGGCGAGAGCCGGTGTTCGACTTCGTGGAGCTGAAGTCGGCCCGGCCGGCGGCGGAGGTATTCGTCTGGCGCGAGTCGTCCAACGCGTTGGATGGTGATCTGTTCGCCGGCTACGTCGCCGCGCTGGAGGCCGGCCTGAACGTCGAGGGGTTGAGCGTAGAGGAGGCGCTGGCCACGCTGGAGCTGCAGGCGCGGCCGGCGGTGGTGGCGAAGGTGAGAGAGTACCTGGGGAGGGCCGGGCTGTGATCGTCGCTCCGCCGCCTTTGCGTGGACTGCAGGTAGTCGGCGAGCCACCGCGACAGACCCGGCTGCAGGGACCGCTCGCGGTCGTTGAGGTGCGGGAGCACTCGCTGATGCTGCAGTGCTGGCGCTGTCGCGCTGTGATGGTCGTGGCGGTCGGCAGGCCGTGCAGACACATGCACTTGGAGGATGAGCCTCGCGATGACCAGCACGCCATGCTCTAGCCGCGGTCGACGCTCACCATGAGCAGAAACTGGAAGCGCGTTGCCGCGGCGTGCGCGGCTGTCGCTGTAGCGGCCGAAGAAGGCGCGCCTCTGTTCGCTCAGCTGGCGCTTGGATTGTCAGCTGTCCAGCACGCCATGCGGGAGCTGCACGCGTCGACTGTTGCCCCGCTCCGGACTCTGTGGGGCCTGTTTGGCGAGCCTGACGGCGACTTCTGGATTTGGGTCGGCGCCAACATGGATGTCTGCCGGAGACTGTTGGAGGAGCCAGGCCAGCGAACGTTGTCGCTCCTGCTGTTCATCGATTGGCGGCCCGTGTTCGGCGTCGAAACGGTGTCATGGTAGCGGGCAATGGCGGCCAGAAGGTGCTGCTGCTGCGTCAGCAGGTCGAGCAGGCGCAGCGCGAGGTCACGCGGCTGACCCTGCAGCGTGAGCAGTTGGAAGAGCAGCTCGCCGGCGTCCGGCAGGAGCTCGTCGCCCTGGGCTTCGACCCGGACGGCGATCTCGAGGGCCAGCTGAGAGAGCGAACGGCTGCTGTAGAGGGGCAGGTGACGGAGATACAGACCGCGATCGACAGTCTGAAGAAGGAGGCGTGATGCCCACGTCCGAAGTCTATCTGTGCGACAAGCAGGAGGACCTGCTGAACGATCCGGGCCGCCCGTGCCGGAAGGCCGTCGGTGATGACGGCATCGAGTTGGTGCTGACGCTCAGCGCCAGTGATCTCGGGTTGGTCTTCGAGCGGAAGTTCTGCGGCCGGACGCACGCGAACTACTGGCTGACCCGTCAGAGGCTTGCTGCCCGCAGCGAGTTCCAGACGCGCGATGCAGGCGCTTGACGAGCTGGGCGATGCGCTCAAGCTGAAGGCCGGCGCGCAGCTGGAGCTGCGTGGCCAGCTGTCGGGCGCGGAGCGCCGTGCGGCGGAGTTAGAGGTGGAGACCGCGGATCTGGACGAGACGGTGGCCGCGCTGGCGGCTCTCCAGGAGATCTGGCGCGTCCGGTTCGAGAAGGCGGTTGGCGCCGTCGTGAGCGAAGGTCTGCAGGGCGTGTTCGGCGAGGGGCTGGAGCTGGTCGTGCAG